TCTTTTTGGACTCTTCTTTGCTTTTCTTTCTATAAAGTAAGCAATATTGTTTAACTCAAATTCAAACTTACAATCAAAGTTCATTTTAGAATAATTCAATACATCTTCTGCTCTGATTGTTCTTGAACATTTATCAAACATACAAAATGATAATGCATCCCATAATGTTGATTTACCACTTGCGTTTGGTGCAAAGATTCCATATGCACCTTTCATGTTTGTAAAATCAATTACATTATTAGTTCCATAGGAAAACATATTAGAAAACTCAAATCGTTTTGGAATCCATGTTGAGTTTGATACAATATTATGTTTACCAAGTTTATCATTTATGTCGTTGTTTATACTTGTAACGACTTCAAGTTGTTCTTTTGTAAGATGGTCAGTTTCTTCTAAATACTCTTGAATAAGTTTGTTCTGAAATCCTGTGTCTCTTACATTTTGTAAAACAATTGATTGATGTTCTACATCTCTTTTACGAGTTAAAACTTTTTGTACAGTAAACTCTTGTACATCTTTACCTTTTTTAATCTGTGCGATTAGTTTGTTTAGTTGAGATGTTTTCGTATCTTTTACTCGTACCCTTATTCTTGGTTTTTTTGGAATGTGGTTGTCAGAAACTATTTTACCATTTTCAATATCAATGGTTACATACCCATAATCGTTGTGAATCGGAACGAACTCACTTGTAAGTTTTTCCATATCCCAAACTAAAATACCATGGATAGGATATTTAGCCTCACCATGATTTTGAACTATCAATGAGCCAGGATATTTTATGTGTGATTTACCCATCACCTCATTATTTGGTTTATGGATATCACCTAATAAAACTAAATCAAAGTCTTCAAAGTGAGATACTTTTACATTTTGATTCTGTATTACAAACCCATGCTCTGTTTCGATATTATCTACTGGTCCGTGAAATATACCAATTCTACCATTGTTTTGTTTAAAACTTTTTGCAGGTGGAAATCCTTCTGATTTGTCCCAAATTGATTTATGTATAAATGTATATCCACCAATACCATAACCGCCTGTATCTTTTAGGTAATACAAATTTTTATGGTCTAATGCTGATATGATAGGACTAAGTGCGTCAAGTCTTGATGTGTTATTTAGGTTTGCGTCATGATTACCTGGTATAACAATCGTTGGTAGTAAGTCTGCTAACTTACAGAAAAACTCTTGTGTTAAATCTACAACCTCAGGTGACATATCTGTTTTTGCGTGAACAATATCACCTGCAATATAGATGATGTCATTTTCCCTCATTGTAGCAAGAATATATCCGTAAAGTTGGGAAAATACTTCACGATACTCTTTGTGTCTTTTTAAGTTTCTGATGTGGACATCTGCTATGTGATAGATTTTACCAATCTTTTCTACACCGATGTCAATGTATTTTATTTTTCTCATACACTAAACAACTGATACTCCATCAACTTTCTTAAATCAAGTGGTGGTGTATCATATATTTTTTGGTTTATGTCGTCATATCCCATCTCAGATGGGTCTTTCTCACCTAAATCAACTAAATGCGTATCTATTCCATAGGACATAAACTTTTTAGATAGTCCTATTGCATTAGATATAGCATCCGAATCTAAACAAATATACAACTTTTTTACTTTATTTGCAACTATTTTTTTCTCTAATTCAGATTGTATTGATTTTCCGAATAATGGTATAGCATTTCTACGAATTGCAATTGCGTCAAATGCACCTTCACATAAAATCAAAGGAATATCCCAATTTATTAATAGGTCAAACCCTACAATGTTTTTAGATACTTTTGGATTTTTATGTTTAAACTTACTTTGATAAAATGACCTACCTACAAAAAAGTTAAGTCTGCCTCGGTCATCATATGATGGAATTATAATTTTATCTTCATATTCACCCTCTTCACAATATCCTATATTATATTTAACAATATCTTCTGGCCTTACGCCTCGTTTCAACAAATAATTTAATGCGTGTTTGTACTTAAATGATTTACTTGGTTTGTATAGTGGTTTAAATTCTTTTGGAAGTTCTACTACTTCTGTAACACTATCATTCTGATATTCTGTATTGTATCTGTTTATTCTACTGAATATGGAATTGTACTCATCCCAAGTTTGTTTTGATACACGAAGTTTCTTGAAAAGAGTTTTGATTGTTCTACCCTTTTCATCCGATATCCAACAATGCCATGGATTCCTACCATCAGAAGTAATCTTAATATTTACTTCTAACTTAGGTTTGTAATGGTCTACAAATGGTGAATAAAACGCATAATTATCACCAGATGTTCTCTTGGATTTACCAAGAACAGACTCTAATAATTCAAGTAATCTATCTTCCATTCAATACAAAATTAAGTAAATATACAAAATTATTTTGAGAAATCAAAGAAATTTTCTTTTTGTTTTTCTTCAATCCATTCTTGAGGTATTTCTTTCTTTGCCCATTTGAATCCGTTCTTTTCACACCACTCTGCATAAGTCGTTTTAGAACCTTTGTATATTTTACCATTTGGGGATTGTAATACAAACCTTAAATCCATTTGAGGATTTTGCTCTTTAATCAACAAATGTTTTTTTCTATCTTCAGGTAAAAACCATCCTTTTGATTCTATAAAAATACCATTTGGTAACTTAAAGTCGGGTTTGTATGTATGATGTGTTGCTGGTATTGTGTATGATACTTCGTGTTGTTCATACTCACCATCGATACCTTGAGCTTTTAATTGTTCATCAATTCGTGTCTCAAGGCCGGACTTGTGTCCTTTCATTTTTTGGATGTGACTCCAATTGCCTTTTTTATTCATAACTATTCTATGTCTAATCTAACATCGATTGTAACATCGACATCTTGTCGTTTTTTTAGAGGTGCGCCTAATTTTCCAATTGCTAATAAATCACCAGTATCATTGTATAATCCGATTGATGTGATATATGGTCTAAAATCTGAACTTGTTACAAAGTTTCTTAACTCATTTGAGTACTCACCATCACCTTTTCTCAATGTATTATTTGTTGATACATTAAACTCACCCCTACCAATCTCACATAAATAAGATTGTTGTCTTATATCTTTTGTTGATTTATATTTAAACTCAAATCCCTTATTTGCGTAATTAAAATTACCACTACCTAAAAATGCGTTTTGATATTTTGGCCGTGGGTCTGTTACTACTATTAATCCTTTTTCATAATAAACATATCCTACATTTCTTGTTTGATATGCAGAACCACTAATTACATGATTGTTTGATAAAGAAGATACATGGCTAGGTGTTAGGTGTCTGTTGTAGATTCTTATCTCATCGATAGAACCACTTGTTCCTGTACTTGCCGTAGCGTTATCACACATTATATTGATATCTGACTCGTTTTGGAAATATAACCTTGTATTTGTTCTTAGATTTCCTTGACTTACACCATCTATATAAAAGTCAAACTTTTGAGCTGCTGCGTTAGATGAGTTATTATGGGTTACTATAATATTATGCCATTGATTATCATTATACTTTGTAGATGAACTTATAGTCATTTGAGCTATTTTATCTCTTCTTCCATCATTATATTCAAAAACAATTTGTCCATTCTTTGCACCAGCTAATTGATTATGTACACTAATGTCAAATGGATATTGACCATCTGTTTGTCTTGTTAATTGAGATGTTCCTGATAAGTAACTATATGGGTCTCTTTTTTGGTCTCTTTTTCTTATTAAACTATTTCTTGAACTATCTGTATATGATTGACTTGGTGGTAGTTTTACCCATAACGAAATACCAAAATCATTTTCTGGTGTAAAGAAATTATAGTTGTTACTACCTACGCTTGTATATATGTAAGAATCTTCAGTAGTGGTTACTCCGTATCCACTTGCACTAACTTCGCCTGTTGTTGTTATACCTTTAACTATTCTTGCTTTTGATATATGAACATTATTTCTTTTTGGACTTTCTTCAACTTGTCTTTTATAAAATTTATTGGCCACCCCATCTTGAAATCCTAAATAGAATTGTAAATTTTCTTTGGGTACAAAGTTAGTATTATCTATTATACTATCATATACATATCCACATTCGGATGTATGTTTTGATTCACTTAAAAATAATGAAGCGGAGCCAGCTAACTTAGAATGGTCAGTAATTACTACTGAACCTGGCTTAATTCCTAATCCAAATTTATTTTGTGGTATAGATATTATTGATGCAGTTGGATGTAATAAGTGTCCACCATGTCCACCTTTAAAACAACTCTGGTCAATTGTACTCCATATAATTTTTTGAGGAATCTTGTTTAATTCTTTAGTTGTTGCGCCTGAACCTGTTAAGATTGTGTTGTCATACTCAACTCCTTGATGTTTGGATTGAGATACTTCTACATGAACTCCGTTTGGCGATATTCCTCTGAATATAGATATTTCAAATGAGGACGAATAGTTAGTATCCGTTACCTCATATGATTTATATGCAGTATAGGGATAATCTGTAATCCCTTGATTGAATATCCTTTTTAACGCTTGTGCCATACATCTTCATTTTAGAAATCTAATTTTACCTTAACTAATATTTCGTTAGAGAAAGATTTCAATATAGGTTTAGAAAGTTTAGCAATCGCCAATAATTCATTATCGTTATTGTACAGACCAACACTTGTAATATAAGTTTTTGGGTCACCGATAAATGTAGTTTGTCCTATCTTTCCTTCTGAACCTGAAACATATGTTGGATTATTACTAAAGTTATATTCTGAGTTTTTAGCTCTAACAAAATAGAATGTTGACTTTATCTCTTCTTCATTTCTAGCTTGGAATCCATTTGATGAACCTAAATTAGCTGCAGCTCCACTAATTGCCGTAAACAATCTATTGTGGTTTTGATTATCTGCTTGAGTTCTCAATGTACCTAATGATGCGGAAGTATCAAGGAGTGCTGCTCCTAATACTATAATACCATGTTGTGGATAAACTTCACCAAATATTCTAGTTGAATTTTGAACACCATTTAGTAGAGAACCACTTACAACATTATATTTAGTTTGTCTTGAGTTGCCCGATTGGTCTCTATCACCACTATCATCAATTAGTCTTAACATTGAATTACCACCAGAACCTGAAAGACATAATTCCCAATTTCCTGGGTCAAGTCTATCTTTTAATCTAGCTCTGTTTATTGCAATTGCGTAAACATCATCTTGGTTAGTATCATTCCATCTAAAGAATTTTTGATTTGATGGTAATAATACTTGTTGTAATTGTGAGTATATCGCTGAAGATGGTGAATCTTCATTTGTTCCTGCAGAACCACTACCTGCATAGTGTCCGTATGCTATTGAGAATTGAGGTTCATTTGTAGATACACTTGGAAGTCCATTGTATATCTCATAGTAATATGCTTTTTGAGTATTTGATTGAAAAGACGAAGTATGAAATACTGTTAACTCACCACTATTACCACTCCATAATCCTCTTGTTATTCTTTTAGTACCACCTTCTACTACATCTTCATTTGTAAATGCAGTATAAACTTTTCCACTACCAAAATCATATGCGCCTGCTCCAATTATTGGAGTGTTGTCTGTATTGTTGTCACCTGCCGTAATATCACCTACGCTTGTGTTTCCACTTCCAACATTAGTGATTGATATACCACTACCACCGCCAGTATTACCACCACCACCTGAAAGTAAAACTTGTCCACCGCTATTTAAACCACCAGAACCACCACCATTGATTCCTATGTAGTCTCCGAATAGACCACCACCATTTGGTCCGCCACCATAGCCACCATAATATGAGTCGCCATAAAGTGAGTCGTAACCACCGATACCACCGCCAAATCCACTTCTGTTAAATATTGCCATAGTTTACTCTCCTTTATGCGTTAGATACTACCTTTGGTCTAACCGTAACATCTATCTCAGTTCTACCACCTGTCTCATTACCTATGATAATGATTCTTGTAGTAGTTACTTGATTCACAGGTAAACTGGTAGTAGGTTGGAATTGGAATGCCGTTCCCGTTACCGATTGTGCTTTTCCTGTTGCGTATGAATTCATGTTTACAATTGCAGTTTGTTTTCCTGGTACTGCACCTAAACCTGCTATCTGTCCTACATCACTATTAAGTAGAACTGCGGTATATCCTAAGTTTTCATTACCACCATTCTTTGTAGTTACTGTTATAGGTACTAATACAGATTCTTCCGTAGTTATGATACTTGTCGTTGAAGCTTCGATAAATGGTAACTTAACAGTACTTTTTGGTAATGATAATAATTTATATTTCATTAGATAGTTTTCATCTGTTATAGCCTCTAATACAGGCATATTTTCTATAACGATACCATAGTAGTCACTACCTAATGAGTGTGCCGGATTCCAAAGGTCATAATCAACCTCATCGTCAGCCAATGCGAATTGTGTTATTAAAAATTTGTCTCTGCCTTCAGCTAACAACTCTCTACCTCTTTTGGTAAGGATTGCGTCTACCGTTACAGATGAGTTATCTAAAAATCCCATAGTTGTTTCCTCTTTTACTTATATAAATATAGTTTTTTTTATTTTTAAATCATTTTTTTAAATAAACCTAATTATCCTCCTGGAAATCGTGGTTTACTTTCTCTAACATTTCTTTGTATAGGATTATCATTACTTGAAAACGGATTGAACACTCCACCAGCTGATGGTGCTCTTTGTTGTCTTCTTTGTGTTAATCCAATCTGTCTATTTAGTGCGTTTGAATCTACTCTAACTGCACTCGCTCTACCAATTTGGTCTGGAACTAAAATAATAGGTTTTGAAACTACTGGTCTAGCCACAGGCCTTGGTGGTGAGAGAGTTGGTGATGATGGTCCTAAAGTAACTGTTGGTACGATAGGCGGTCCTATTGGAATTGGTCTAAATATTATTCCTGCATCTTGAACCATGTCACCTTTTCCAGTATTTTGTTCTTGTGCCGTCTCATATGGTTTTGTTACCATGACTAAATCTAAAATATCATTAACTATAACTGGCTTTGTTATTCCGCCTGACACTTCGTCTGAGGATTCTAACCCATCTGTATTGTTTACTAATATATCAGGGTCAACACTTGTTATTTGTACAACAGGCGTGTTATCTGGTGTGTCTGGTGACTTTGTTGTTAATGAATCACTTGTTATTCTACACCCTTTAAAAAATAAATTTTCTAAACCACCAGTTAGTCTGTCGTCCTGAATTCTTGCGTAATGGAATGATGCAGAATTTGCGAATGTAATTCCAAGAGATGCACTAACAGAGTTAGAATAAAAATACTTAGGTTCTAATGCGCTCAATGAAAGTCTTGCGTCTAATACAGTAGAACCAGTTGGTGAATATTCCCAATATGGATTTGTATCTGTAAAGTAATCGCCTGAAGAACTGAATCTTAAAATGTTCGTGTATTTGTAAACAGACGGATTAAATGGATTTTGTGGAATACTACTTGTATAAGTCAAGTATGAACCTGTTACAGAACTTACTACTGAAATACCATTAGAACTAAACTGATGTTGAGTAAAGTCTATATTATCTGGTGTCTTGTAATTATTTCTTTCAAAAACATGAGGTTCAATTAATATCCCTTTATGCCAATCTGCTCTTGCAGGTACGAGTTGTTTCATTGTATCAAAAACAGACATATCGTATCTTGACAACATCCCTATTAAAATATTCAATGCAGTACCTCTATTGTACTTTTGGAAATAGTTTCTTGCTCTAAAGTCTAATAAATCATATCCGTCAATATTTCTAACATCGGTATCACCAATTAAGTCGTCTACACTAAAGTATCCCTCAGATGCGTAAATATCAAAATTAACTGTATCTGTTGTAGAGAAATAAGTTCCTAATAAATTGGAGTCAAGTGGCGCTTGGTCGTATTGACTAAGTTCATTTGACTTATCAAATTGTAACGGACCTTGTAGTGATGAGGATTCTATTCTAACTTTATTGTTACTCAGATTCAATGCGCCTACTGATGGGATTGTTACATATTGAGTATCAACTTCACCAGACAAATGTTGTGGGTGTCCGTGTTGGAATGATGCTGATAAAATAAATCCTCTATCAGATGATGTAAACTCTTGATTAGGATGTATAGATGATATTGAACCACTAACATTGTTAAATGTACTATCAGGGAATATTCTATAAAGAACATTTTCAAATGAAGTGTCAATGTCTAAGTCTGTCGTATTATCGTCAGAATAATATGCCTCTCTATTCTTTGCGTGTCCATCTATTACCTCGCCTGAAAGTTTTTTCTTGTAGTATCTTATTTCTTGAATACTTGCGGTTGAGGTGTTTGTAACTCCACTAAGATTTGTACCTGTAAATGGTGACATGAATTTGTTTTCATCACTTGACCCACTTGAATTCCAAATGTAGTTCCAATTGTTATCAGTAGTAGATGCAGTTGCGTGATGTAATATTTCACCAAAGTCATCTACAAATGCAGCATCTAAGGTGTATCCACCTGATGCGGATGAGAACCCAATAACAACATCTCTTTGATTTCTATATGGAAAATATGACGAGCTAATTTGTATTACAGGACTACCACCTTTTAATCTCAATCTAGCTTGTCTTGTAACATTATTCCAATCCCAATGTAAGTCAATCTGACCACCATCTTTTTGATTTAACCTAAATATAGTATGGTCATCTTTTGGTAACTTACCAACATATTCGATAGTCTTTGGTCTAAATCCGTTAATTGTATCCCATATATGTGACCCTCGGTTTTTACCATCTAATTGTAATTTATAAACATATCTTTCATGTTCATATATGTTTTTATCTTCAATTACTCGTGGACCACCATACTCTCGTATCTTCAAGAATGAACTTGGAATACCATATGAAGATATCAATGTCTTAAATGACCTTGCAGTACCTTTAGTCTTGTAAATACCTGGCAAGTTGTTTACCAATCGTCTCCAAGTCTCTTGGACAATTTCCTTAGTTGGTTTAGAATATAATGAACCTGATTGTATTGGATTACCCGATTGATTAATTCCAAACTCGTATTGCCACAATCCAACATCAGAATATCCGTTGAATAGTTTCCAACCAAATGATTCTGCGATTATATCAATTAGGTCGTTGGATAATCCATCTTTAGGGTGTTCTTCTCTAACATTAATATCTGTTAAAGATTTAATGTAGTTCCAAGATATGTCAAAGTGTTGACCTAACATATCTACAAATATTTTGTATTCAGCATTTAACTCATCATCGGCCAGATTTACAGGAATAATATCACTTAATGTGTTTGGGTTTTGTGCATCATATAAAGATGCGCTTGCCAATGTTGCAGTCTTCCAATTTAAACCTTGACTTGATGTACTATGATATAAAACATCGGGGTTTCTATTTGATTTTGGATATGGGTTAATTGTAAAATCAGATGATGAATAGTGTGAGTAAATCTGAGCGTCATGATTGTAGTATAACCAATATTCAAAGTCGTCAAACCCACCAATTAAATTATCTCTTCTTCTTGCAGATGAGGTTATATTTGTTAATGCTTCACTACCACTAACATTATTTAATACACCAATTCGTCTATTGAACGCCTCAACTCTTTGTAGTTTGTAATAAAAGTTTTCAACTCGTTCTACTGCTGATGAGAAGTTAACAAAGTTTTTAAAGTTTGAATAATCTGTATTTAACTTTACATTACCAAGAGAACCACTAAAAAACTTATCTATAATTTTTTGTTGTGTTGATGTACCAGCATCTAATAAAGATTCCCATGTTTCGAACTCAGTACTTGCTCCCTTGTTTTCACCCAAGTCAATATTAAAGTTAGGTTGAGAAAAGAAAGGTGTTTGGTCTTCACCTAATTGTTCAAATAGTATTACTCTATCGATATATGATTTTTGAAGTTGTGCGTCTAACCCAACCGTGTCGTTTACCTGAATGTTATCAGGTAATGGATTGTATAGTTTTACAATAGCTTCATCTGTTGAAAGTATCTCATAACTAATTCTTTGATACCTTACACTCCATTGTGATGGTTGTCCTAATCCAACAACTACACCACCACCTGGACTTCCGTTGTTCCAATTACCAGCTCTTTCTACTGCACTCCTAACCATTTCTTGGGTAACATCTTGTGGAAGTGACCCTGAGTTTGTGACTGTTCCTAAAGAAAATTTTCTATCCCAACTTAATGATGTATCACCATTTTGTTTTATTTTGAACTGGTCAAATCTACCTGTTAATTCAAAGTGTGGTGTGGGTTGGCCTGTTATAGTCTTACTTCTATCGATTTTAACTTCTGCGAAAGTTTGATAGTCAGTTTCATTATTGTCATCCAATGCACTTTCTAATGCTCTATCTTCGACTGGAAAAAATATTGCACCTGGCTCATCACCGGGAGGGTATGGAAGATAGTCGGTTACTTCACCTCTAATCTGACCATTAAACTTTGCGTTTATAATTGGAATTAATTTATTTTGTCCTAAGTTTAAAAGTAATGGTGTATATCTATCGTTTGGAGTTATTATTGAGTTTGGAGCTTGAACATTACTATTTTTTAAAAACAACGCTTCAAATGGTCCAAGTGCACCTTGTACACCATTAATACCACCTAATCTAACTTCAGTTCTATCTCCTGATATTTCTGTGATTTTTACACTTGGTGTACTATGTAAGAAATTATAAACAACAGAATATGTTCCGTTATTAAATCCTGCACTTCTTAAGTCTGATTCAGGTGATACATATATTGTATATCCTTCTGCGTCATTACCTAATGTCTGAAGTCCTTGTCCAACTTCAGATGCGACTAAACTTGAACCTGCGTAGTAATGTTTTTCTACATTTATTTGTGTGATTCCATCAATGCCTGTAATATCTGAAGAATTTAATCTTACAAAGTTAGCACCACCATCAAGTAGAGACTGGTCCGCATTATCAAATATCTGACCATCAGTCGGTTGTTTTGATAATACCTCATCTTGGTTATAAAATCTATCTAATGCCATTTTTCAAATCCAAAAATTTACCAGTATAAGTTTTTTCTCTAATTCTTTTATTTACCTTTGATATAGTATAATAATCACTTCCTTCAATTTCATATAGTCCACTAACTAATTCTTTTACCGCTAAACTTTTTGGTAAAACTTTTTCTTGTAGTGTAATTCCATCTATTGTCTTAATACTTTTTTTGTGGTTTTTAATTCTTTTAAATTTATTGTTTACCCTACATGGTCTTTCACATTTTTTTCTAACACCCAAATGTTCTTTCCATAATGGTTCGTTACTCCATTTAATATCGATAAACATATTTCTATCAAACCCTAATATCATTGCGGTATCTAAAATATGTTTTAGTTTATCATAATCTTTTACTTCGTTTCTTAAAACAATATCAACATCCATGGTTGGTATATCTGCTCCATAAATGTTTTCTGCAAATGACCCAACTAAATAAACCTTATAGTCTGATAAATCAACTTCTTTGTCAAATTCAGACCACCACCCTTTAAAGTTGTCATACCTTGGTCGTTCCCATGGTGTCGTTGTTTCAATATTTCCTATTCTAAAATAAAACATTTAATCTTTCTTTTAAGATGGGGATGGTCCACCTGGTCCCATACCACCACCACCTGCAGGCGGTGGAAGAGTTCCAAACGGATTAAACGAATATCCAAACCCGCCAAAATATCCTGTTCCACTCGAAACACCTACATTACTTGTTCCACCATATCCACTACTTGAACCACCACTATTAATTCCACCACTACCAGGACCTACTCCAACTGTTCCGCCTGTTGCACCACCAAACTCAGGATATACATTGGTTGGAAACCCATATCCAAACGGAACTCTTGTTCCATCATCTAAAACATTAAATGGTGGCCACTCGATTCCGTTCTCTGATTGGATAACATTAAAAGTAGCCGATGGTGTTACTATTGCACCTTGCCTAGCTCTTTGTCTAACTACTTGGTCTGGGTTAATCGTTAATTGTGGGAAACTTAATTCTTTTATTTCTATGTCAAAGTTGTTTACTAAATCTGCGATTGAATATCTACTTGGCTTAGTTTGCGTCCCATCTGCTTGGTCTATAAAATAAACCTTACCATACAATGTGTTGCTTGGTGCTGGATAGGATACAATCTGCCCTCTGACATTTCTTTGTACATCTCTTGTATTTACTGCTACTTCACCCATTATCTAACTACCTTAAAGTAAAAGTTGTCATCGTAGTATCTTGTATTACCACCTTGGTCAACTCTAAAAATAAATTTATAAAATCTTTCAGGTTGTAATCCGTTGAACCAAAAGTTAAAATAATTACCACTACTATCACAACTTAACTTTGTGTAGTTAGTATCAAATGGAATGATAACTTGTTCAGTTTGTGAATCAACTACTGAATAGTATGAAGTGGTTGGTAAGTATTTAACAGTCTTCAATGGACTTGTTGAAAAAGTTCTTGCTGGATATCTTTCTCTACCAAAAACCCTAATCTTAGATTTAGAAGATTCTTTGTATTGTTGTTGTAAATTTTTAACATACAAAATAATATCATCGCCTGTTAGTGCGGATAACGAACCTGTTACGAAGGATGAGTCGTCCCATCTTACCTCTAATACAGGTGGATAAATTGTATGTGTATCTGATGAAAAGAATTTTATTGAACCAAATTTAGTAGTAGAGTTTTCATCTGCTTTAGATTTCTTGATTATAAATCCATTGTTTGCTCTTGTACCATTTATCATTTCATTTACATATTCAGTTATTGGTACATCTAAATTATTGGTTGCTTTGGTAAAACTCTGAGTATAATGTGTGCCTGCACTATATGATGATGTGAACCATGTTCCACCACCTTCGTTTATTTTGTGATGCGCTTCCCATAATGTATCATGGAATGCGGAACCTGTTGTATCGTGATTTGCTGATTCTATTTTAAAGTTATCAATTGAACCACTTGCGTTTAATCCACTACCACTTGCGTAGTAAGTCCATCTAAAGTTGTAATCGCCAGTTTCTCTTGCCGTGAACTTTACAGATGGTGACTGGCTTGATGTTATGTATCTTAAGTTATTGTCGTAGTCGTTTATATCTACTAGTCTACCTGTTGGTGTTTGGATTGTAAACTCAACACCCAATGCACTACCATCACCTCTTTGAGATGGGAAATTTCCTGGGTCGATTGTAAAACTTGCAGTATAAATTGCATCAACTTGTAAAGGATATGTTCTATTAAGTGTTGCTCCACCAAAATCAGATGCAGTTATATTTAGTAAACCATTTGCTACAAACGCTGACCCTGTTACTCCTACCGAGTTTTCAAGTCCTTGATTTAAAACATATGTACTTGGTAGATTGTTACCATCCACAACTGAAAATTGGTCGAATACCAATACAGTCTCATCCACAGTTCTAAAAAGTAGGAAGTTATCAATTGACCCCGCTGAACCATCTGCTCCATTGTCATCAAAGAAAGTATATTGTAGTTTATGAACTCCTGACATACTTGCTGTAAATGCCATTTTATAAGTTGCAGTAGATGTTAATGATTCTTGGAATCCGACAATATCATTATTTAGTAAAGAACCACTTGGATTGATTACATTGAAATCAACGCCTGATAATGAACCTCTGTTGAAATCAAATTGTAATTGGTATATAGAACCTGCCTCTAACGAAGATGATAGGTTTGCCGTACCACCACTAAACTGCGAAGAGGACATTTGCATTCTTCCGCCTGATACAAATAGTATTGGGTCACTTCCGTCTTGTCCTTTGATTTTGTCTACTAACTCAAACCCACCAAGACTTCCTGCGAAGTCTACTGATGCGAGTAGTGAATTAATTGTATCTGCGTCAAGAGGTTCACCTACTTTAGCTCCTGCAATATTCCAACTTGTACCTGTTGTTCTTTCTGTCCAAGTACACCCTTCTTCATGATGTGGTGTGTCTGCCTCTTGTCCTAATCCCTCTACCCAAGATTCTTTAATTGGATATACAAATAAATCATAATTATCTTGGATTGCACTTGATTCTACATTTTCTAATCTTAATCTATATTGGGGTGATGTGATTGTACCATTAGATACTGATTGAGAAATATCGTTTAGGTTGAACTCAACTAACGCTCTACTGTTACCTAATAGAGTTGTGTTATCAGTACCATATAATTTTCCAACCTCAAGAATTTGGTCTTTACCTGTATTCTGAGCTTTACGATTTGAATCTTCGTAAATTGTAGTATCTTTATTTGAATATATTCTATAAATCATATTTTAACCTTTAAAATAATGGTACTACTCTACCTCTAACATCTTGGTCTGGATATTTTATTTCAAATATAGATGGGTCTTTTGGTGGATAAACTACACCATTTCGTGTTGCACCCTTAACATCATATCGTTTGTTTGAATATGTCCCACCATACTTGTTGGTAATTTGCAATCCACCCAATCCGTCTTTGTCTGGTCTTACAACACTTTGTACACCATCAACTTCATCCAACATTACATATAAGTCAGATAAGATTATTGGTTGATTAATACTTCGTTTGTCTACTTTAAAATAATCTCTTATTTTCTGAATACACTTTAGTAAAACATCATTTCCGTTATAGTTTGGTTTTACAACAATTTCAAAATCAACACCAATGTTTACAATGTATCCATTTTTGATATTGATTGCATCAGTTAATATTCTATAATAAGATAAATAATTTCTTAGATTAAATTTAGTTGCATCGTTTAGTGCAGTTAATTTCTTTTCTTGGTCATATCCCAAACAATAAAAGTTTATACCTAATGGATTTGAAACTGGTCTGGCTTGAGTTGGACCACCATCATCAAGTGGAGTTTGTATTTGAAAATCTGGAGCTACATATGCTTTTGCTATCGAACCAAATTGTGGTGGTAGTGCGTATGCTCTAACTAAGTAATCCTCTTTTGTTACACTTCTATTCTGTGCACTAAAATATGCTTTTGCATTTTCTCTTACTTCTTCTAACTCTTCTTCAAACTTACCACCTCTTGCTGGTTGGTCATTGACTACTGCAAGTGATTGTTTTATTTCGTTAAATAATGCACCATCTAATCCTGTCCCTGCAGTTTCTATTGTTACATCTGCAAGGCCCGTTAAGTCGCCTGATATTACATTGTCTGTTACTCCCTTACCAACTCTATAAGTTACAGTTAAAGTTTGGTTTGCAGGTGCAATACCATATGTTCTTGAATATAAAAAGTTAGATGGGTCTATTCCTTGATTTAAGTTTCCACTTGCGTTGTACAAAGCAGAACCAACATTATCTGGGTTAGGTAATAATTCTTCGTCTGCATTTGAAGATACTCCTGCACCAAACTGAATTGAAATTTCCCCTTCGTCTGTAATTCGTGTTACATATCTTTTAGGAACTTTCTTTAATTTTAACAACGATGGTGTATCTGCGTTAAATGCCGAATATCTTAATGAGTATTCAGATGTGTTTGGACTTTCTTCAAATACAGTATCTTGTCCAAGATAATCTACCTTTGTCCAATCTTCCCCATCGTCATCTGATATTTTAATTACATCAATTAATCCGTCTTCATCTGATAACTTTATTTTGTCGTATATCTTTGGTGCGCCAAAAGTAAATGTTTTTGTTTTTTCTTTTCCACTTGTCGCCTGTACATACTTCTTAAGTAAGTATTTTACTGGCAGGTTTGTACTATCATCTATTTGGTAAACAGAAACTTCAGTTGGGTCAAACGAAGATGAATAGTTAAATCTAACTTTTTGATTTGTACTGAATTCAATTTCACCATCTGACTCTGCAGTTATCTTTGCACCTTCTTTAATTGTTAATGCGTATCTCCAATCAGGTCTTACATTTGCACCACTACCAATCGCAGGTACTAATTGGAACATAGTAATTTCTGCCGTAGCTGGAACATTTAATTTTGGTTTATATCCATATGCCTGTGAAATAGCAAATATGTTTTTCTTTTCTTGAGCTTGTTCTAATATAGATTCTCTAAGTTGGACATCAGTATAATAAGAAAGAACATCACCTACATACGATGATAGTTCCATCATCATCATACCTGGAGATGATTCGTTGAAATCATTATAAGTTTGGGGAAAATAAGTTTTTGCAAAATCAACAAGATTACTTCTTATTGACCCAAAATCCCTTCCTATTAACTTAACATCCTTTTTAATTTTGTCTGCCATATCTTATTACCTATGCTATTGATAGACCACCTTGGTTATCTACCTCTACTATAATTATCTGATTTGCTCCACTTTCTCCTACTGAAAATGAAAAAGTCATGTTTACTCTATTTTCGTCTTCAAGTGATTCAATTATTATTTCTTCCATCTTAATATAGGGTAACCAGAATTTTATATCTTTTTCTAATCCTGCTTTTAAACTATCTAAGAGTTCTCTTGTTATATTTTCAAATAAGAATGAAGGTATATCTGTTCCAAATAATGGTTGAAAAGGTCGTTCACCTTTTCTTGTTAGTAACAAGTTTTTTAAATTAGATAACGCTTGTTCTTCTGTTGTAAATGTACTACTAAATATAGGAGTACCACCCAATGGTAATGGTATTCCTATTGCCACATTTTTTTTTAAATCTAATGGGTTTATTTTTTTAGTAGGTCTAGCCATTATACTCTACCCTTCTTCTTATCAATTGCTTTCATTAAACCTGAATAATCTTTTGTCAATGCTTGACCAACGCCTGAATTCATAACTGCGTTTACATCTACTGCTTTTCCGTCAGAGTCAACCTGAGGTATCATTGATTGTGGTGTTGGTGCACTACTCAATCCCATCATTGATGCCATCGTAGCTCTGTCCATACCTTGTGCATTATTTGCAGTCAAGGTTCCACCACCCATAGTTGGCCAACTATCAACTGTTTCATTTAATAACTCGGAATATTTTCCTTCTTTAAATTTAACATTTGGTTTCTTAACCTTTTTAGTTGGTTGAGGTTTACTCATTTCTTGAATGATAGATTCACGAATAGCAAGTTTTTCTTTTGCTACTTGTTTTCTAACCTCTTCTTTTATTAATGTTCGTATAGCTTTTACAAATTTATTCGTGTCCATAGTAATAAATAGTTTTATATATAATTATTGTTTCATTAAATTTAACTCAGTTGTTATCTTTGCAATCTTACCTTTTATAGTACTTGTCTTTCCTACCAATACACCAGATTGTGCTCCTAAAAGAACATTCGGTCCACCTGATGGTGGCGGTGGTGGAACTAAACCACCACCCGTTAAGGCGTTTGCGAATGCATTAACTGCGTTATTTAACGAATCGAGTTCATTTTTAATTTCGTCTATTTGTGTAAACATATTATCCATCGCAGCTTTCCACGCTGGTGTTGAAATATTTACATCCGATGTTCCTGCCAAGATGACTCTATCCTTTTTGGCGTTTAACAACACTCTATCTGAGTTTACTAAGAATTGTGGGTCACCATGAAGGTTTGCTGGTTTTACTCCTAATGAAAAAGGATGTGCTTGACTCAAACTAATTTTTTGTTTGGATGTCATGTATAAAGAAGTGTCGTCTTCATTAACATCTTCTATAACAAATTTATTCCAGCCACTTGTGTTTTGAGTATTTCTAAAAATTGATATTGGTGAAGTGGAGTCTCCTGTCCAAGAAGGTGATTGTGTAGTCTGTGCATTTGATGGAGTATATCCTAATCGTATTGTTTGTCCAAACCTACCTTCAACAATAACATCACCACTAAATGGTTGTAACCCAGATACATCTTTAACTTCTTCAAAACCGAAATCAAATGAAAATGCTGATGTTGAACTTGCGTTTGCATTTCCTGCTGCGGCTGATGCATAATCACCTGAGTCTGCACCGCCAGTTTTTATACTTGTATATCCTTTTGGTATTGCGTTGTGATTTACATTCTTCTGTAACGATACTGGACTTGTATAATATAATTTTGGTTTACTTGCAGTTGCAGATGAATCTGCAGATACTCTTGGTACAAGATACACCATTTCACCCACAACAGGTGTTCGTTTTACATTTGTGTCTAAAGGAAATACTATTCGTTCTACTTGACTTTTTCCACTACCAATATTGGTTTTAACTTTAATGGAATATAGTAATTCACTATCGGTATCAGTATACTTGACTTCGGTTACGATGCCAGTCATTATTCATCTCCTGTATCTTCTTGTGGTAGGTCTTTTTCTACTTCTTCTATTGCGTCCATAAGTTGTCGTTTCTCTTCATCGGACAACATATAGTTTCCATCACCTGTATTGTTATCTTTCATCATCCTTTGAACAATTGCCGCTAACTTAACTAATGCGTCATCATTCTTCACGGATATTTCAAGATACTCCTTTATTAAAGGAACAACTACTGAGGCATCATTTAGGTTCTTGACCATTGGTTCAAGTTGTGCTATCAGTAGTTTTATTTGTCGGTCTTTCTTTTTCTGATTAGAATAAATGTCAGACATTATATCTGAAAAAGATTTACCTTTAAATATTTCATCGTCTTTGGTCATTGAATTCCTCGATTCTGTGATTTACTTCTAAGTATCCGTTTTTTAAAAAGTCAATGTATAACTCTCTATAAATATTTTTTAATTTACCAATTACTTTAGTAATATATTGAGTTTGTACACCTGTCCTCTCTCTAATAAGTATGTAGAGTGCCTTTTTGTTGTAAGAATACAAATCATGTCTTGTTCTAAATAGTTCATTGATAGAGTCAGCTATTTTCTGTTCTCTTTCTTTAGCAAATAACTTGTAGAGATTTGCATCAATATATCTAACATAAAAATCAAAAAAGTCTGCAACTGATTCTCTTTGTTCTTTTTCATATACTTCGTTTCCTACATTTCTCGAAGTATCTATTGCACTTACTTTTTCTTTTTGTTTCATTCTTTGGTAGTTCTGATTATTCTCATTAAACAGATAGTTTCTAGCTACAACTGTAAAGTATGAGAATGCTCTACCATTTGCTCCATTGAATTTGTTAATTTTTTGATTTAAGAATGCAACTACATTTGCCTTGACATCGTCATACGGAACATCGAAGTAATAAGTCTTGTATGTGTGAATTACATTTTCAGCCAGCTTATCAAATGGGTAATGAATAAATCTATTGTATATTTTATTCTTTAACTTATAATCATCTATACCATTATAAGCATTGATAGCTATCTCAGTAATTTTAGTGAAATATCTTTTATTCCTTCTCTTCCTCGGCATAATATTTTTCCAGTTTTTCTATAACTTCATATAATTGTTTAAATACAAACCCCGTCTCGTCATCCGATTCAAATGCACCTTTAGTATCTAAGTCTTTCATTTTCCCCATTGAGTCATCTACTAACTTTGCGAAATCTGAAATTAGTTTTTCTTGTTCTTCTACAACATCTTCAGTAGCTTCATTCTTTCTTAGGAGATTCCAAGTAGTGAATCCAAAAACTAAAGTCGTTATAGAAAGTATAATAATTGTTGTAATCATATTAGTCTTCTACTATATCTTTAAATGCGTCAAATACTTTTTTAGTATCTTCAGTTGTAGTTTTAGAAGTGCTAAATGTATCTGATAGTTTTCCCTTTGAAGATGGTCTTCCGTTAGGATTACGAGTCGACTTTACAGGACTCATTTCGTTTTGCCATCTTTCATATTCATATCTTGCTGCGTTAATATCTGCTTGATGCATGATATGAGGTAGTGGTGTTTTAAGTGTTTGGTCTTTATTATATGTGATATAATATTTTTTATTATTCTCATCATATAATCCATCAGTAAGTTGAATACCTAACCATTCTTCCTCACTACACTTAACTCCAAAGTGATTTAATAAAAAGAATGTTCTAAGTGTATGGTCCATGTAATTAAGGTTTGGATTTGTTTTATAAATCTTACCTTGATTTTTCACATGCCATTCAGAGTCATTCTTTATGTAAATGTCTTCATCTACTGAACCAAGTTTACCTAAGTCGTGGTGTAGTGCCGTAAATATAATAGACTCTTTTGTAAGTCCTTTCATATCCAATCCCCACTTTTCTTGTAGTTCAAATATACCAAGTGCGTTTCTTGTAACTCTTAGTACATGGTCAATATATCCACCAGGAAATGCATTGTGATAGTGTTCAACTGATGAAGCTGGTGTATAGATTATTCTTTCTTCAAAATGGTCATACATTTTGTTTAGTGATTCTAATCTCTCACCTTCAAATGTGTTATTAATTAATTTTCTAAATTTTTCGTAATTGGCTACTAATTCTTCAGCCGTAAAAAAGTTTGTCATTTTATATTATTTTATCGATGATTCCAAGTTCTAATGCTTGTTGTGCTGATATGAAGTAATCGTTTGATGAAATGTTTTCCCAATACTCTTTATCTTTCTTGGTACATTCAGCCATCAATTGATTACAATCACTTTCTAACTCTTCGCTAAATTTAGCGTTAGATTTTACATCACTCAATTTACCTACTACTATTGTAGATAATTGGTGTACCATAATCTTAGAGTGTTTGGACGCCATACGGGATCCTGTTCCACAAGCCAGTAGTAATGCTCCTGCGGACATAGCTGCTCCCCTAACAATGATGTTATATTTGATACCTTGTTTTTCTTGAGACTTCATAAAGTCTATTAATCCAAGTGTTTCAATTACATCACCGCCTGGTGTGTTAAGTAAAATATTAAATGTCTTAACTTCACCATTTAACTTTGTTAACAATCTTGATTTAGCTATAACATCAAATGTCATACCTGATTGGATTTCACCTTCTATAATGATAACATTATCTTTAGTGTCTATTCCATAATCAAAGTGTCTAAAGTGTTTTCTATCCGGGTCACTATCCGATGACTCAGATACTCCCTTCTCATATCTAACTTCAAGCTCTTCCGCGCTTGTAGTTGATTCATTTCCGTATAATTCGTCCATACTTTAAATATATTTTGATACTAATATACAACATTTGTTTGAGAAAACCAAATGTTTTTATATTTTTTTACCCCTTTGCACCAGCCCGTCTTACAACACTTGTTGTAGGTATTTTAGTTACCGAGGTATAAGTGTGTTTTGGTTTTTCATTGTAAAGTTCTTTTGCATCCTCGTTTGGTACAAATCTTACTTCTTGTTTGTCATTATCTCTGGAGAAAGTTGTTGGTGTTTCTTCCACTTCTTCCAAAACTTCTTGTACTTCTTTTTTGTCAACTTTGACTTCTTCTCTTCTATCAGTTCCCAACTCAACCGAGTCATCTGATAGGTGTTCCCCATCTTCCGTAGTATCGAGAACATTACTTTCATTAATGTCAACATCAATATTGTCATTAAGGTTATCGTCAATACTTTCATCTTTTTTTCCTATTAGTTTATTAAGTGCGATTACCATAGCGATTGCTAATGGGTCAAAAACAAATACTATTAATAAGGTAAACCAATTGACAATTACATCCATTGGTTTCTGAGTTAATTGTGCCATGTACCTGAGTGGTCCTATCTCGGCAGCCACCTCATTGTTTGATTCAATATCTAAGACTTGTAATTCAAGTTTGGTAATTGAGTCAGTCAATTGTTCAAGTTTAACATTTATATCTGCTCTTGTGTTTACTGCAGTTTCTAATTCTTTCGTTAACAATTTTCTTGTTGAGGATGATTGGGTTGTGATTATTCTACCTAAAGTATCTGTATATTGTATCTTATTATTAGAGATACCATTTCTCAAATCAAGAATAGATTTCGTTAAATTACTTTTTTCTATATTGTAATAATCAAGTTGTTCTTGAAATCGGTCTTTTTTTAACTCAATTACTTTAACTTGTTTTTCTACTACACCTAATTGGTCTGCAGTTGTTTGGTATGCTGAAGTTAAAAATCCATATATACCCAATGAGGTAATCACCATCAGTATACCAACGGCAAGTGATAGATACCATTTCATCCAACCTGCCTTTTTCCAATTGTTATGTAGATATGATGCAGTTACAAGTTTTGCTAACTCTAATGCACCTGCCATAATGATAACTTCAAACCTTGCGCCTGCGAATAAAGAACTCAGTCCAAATACAGAATAGTATGCTGCTGAACCAGCTACTAAGAAGGTACTTAAAATCATCAATAGGATAAAACCATTCGACCTATTAAAAATTTTTTTCATTTTTTTTCCTAAAAATTGGTTTTATTAACTTTAAAAATTGTACTTATATACGAACAACTAAGTTGCTAAGTCGCTAAGCTCCCCCGTACTTAAGTCCTGTATAAATATAAAAATAATATTTAATAAAGTAATAAAAAACAAGCTTTCCCCCTAACTATGCCCTTTTGTGTTTACTAAAATTGGAAAGATAATTTAGAACAGTCAGCTCTTTTGCTTTAGCTTCAACCACAATATCAAGGTCATGACCATAAGTATTAATCTCAGAATAAATATAATCAGAGTGTGCCTGAGGCTTTGCAGTCTCATCTTCAAGGGTTCTTGATTCAGAATAGTGAACAATTGGTTTGATGTCACCCCATGTAGACATAGCCAACTCCAACGCTTCTTGTTCTGTCATATCACCTGTACAAAACTTGTGGTGGTGATAATCAAAGACAATAGGAATACCAATTCTCTCGTGTATATACATTAAGTCTTTTACTGAATACATACTTGCCTTGTCATCATTCTCAACAGTAAGTCGTGTCTGTACTGATTCGGGCAACCTCTCAAAGTTCTTACAGAATCTATCCATCGCCGATTGTTTGTCACCATAAACACCATTACAATGTATATTGATTTTATTGTAAGGAGTTCTACTTAGTCCCATCAAGTCAAATATCTCACCATGAATAGACAAGTCTCTAATCGTATTGTTTACTACTCGTTCATTTGGTGATACAAGAACATTGAATGGACCAGGATGAGATGTAATCCTTTGACCATACTTTTCTGCCAGATTCCCTGCACCATTTAGTAAGATAGAAATCTTACGATAGTCAGGCATTGAACTAAGAGAAAACTCTGAAGCCCATGGAATCAAATCAGAAGTCATACGGAATAGTTTGAATCCATTCTTATGATTCCACTTGATAATCTCAATAAGGTCTCTGGTGTTTTGTAATGCGAGGTCTGATGACCTTGTGATTCCTTCTTTAAGGAAAGTTCGTTTTATCATACTACGATTTGTAGTAATCTTATCTTTGCGTAGTGTCATATTGATACACGCGTAACCTAAGTTTGTCATTTTTTACTATTTAATCTATTACTAATATACAAAATTTTTTACAAATATCCAAATTTAAAAGTCACCATCTGCGACTTGAAAACAAGAGATACCATTCGCTCTCCACATATCAACGACTTTGTTTCTGTCATCGAATGTACAAAGAACATTATCTTTACCAATGTCGTTTAACCAATCTTGTTTTAGGACATCATCAGGAGTAAAATCCTTAAGAGGTCTCATAAACAATCTATGCCACGGAACATTGTGTTTGTTCAACCATTGTTTAGTTGTATGAATAGTACCTTTACTTCTACCACTAAATATCACAATCTGATGACCACTATCACACAATGATTGTGCCATTTTAATTACAGGTATATTTGGTTTATCCAAACTAATATTTTTAGGGTCAAAGAATTTGTCCCAATCTAACTTACCATTTGGTTTAGTAGAAATCTTTCTCCTATCATCGATAAGAGCAAGAGTACCATCTAAATCAAAGATTACTATTTTAAATTTTTGTGGTGGAAGGTTTACACTCATATCTTAATTATTATTACATAATAAAGATAACAAAAAAAGGGGACTTTTCCAAGTCCCCTATGTTAAATTTATGTTAAATTTTTGCTATAACTCTTCGTACTCTACATCCGTAACTTCTTGTAAAAAATAGTAAAAACCATCACTTCCTCTGAGTACTAAGTCGCAGTTAAGATGTTCTTTCCATGTAGAGATAATTGGTCTTTCTTGTTCATGGATTTTTCTTATGATTAAGTATAATGTATCATTGTGTTGTAACTTCTTGTATCTAAACCACGAGTATGCAGACATCTAACCTATTTAACTTTTACTGTAATGTTTTTTGCTTTTCTATCTTCATACTTTGGAATCTCAATGTTAAGTAAACCATCTTTACAGATAGCTGATGTAGAACCTAAGTCAAAAGACTCGTGAATCTTATACTTTCTTTCAAGTTTACGATTCTCTTTTTCTGCTTTGATTAAAAGGAATCTATCCTCAACCTTAACATCGACATCCTTGTTTGATAAACCTGGCACTTCTAACTCAATCTTTAAGACATCATCCTTAATATAAGATGTAGGTGATGAAATACTTCTTGTGTCATTGTCCCAATTCAGCATTGAATCAAACACAGTATCAAAATTTGAATAAAATAAATTTGTCATAATAATCCTTTTTTAATTAATATCTTTGATTATTATAGTACCAAATCCGTACCATCGAGTGTTTTATGAAATTATGTCAGTATTTGTATGACATTTTGTCAGTTTAGTGACAAAGGTGACCCATGTTTTATGACACGATATTGTCTTGTATCTTCAAATGAATCCTCAAGCTCTAAGATTAGACCATCCATAACAAACATTTTGATTGTGTCGTCCATCATTTTATGATTGGGACAAGTAATCCAAAGATGTTCTAAATCAAGAATTACATTTATCTTGGTTGTTATGTGTTGTGATTGTTCTTCAAAAGCGTTTTCTTCAAACATAGGAGTGTCTTCGAGGTCCTCTTCATATTCCTCACCGAACTCACCATAAAGATAATCGTGTAGATAATAGACCTTAGTCATATCATCTAAACTCATGAAGTAATTGTATTCTGCTTCATCCCACGCCATGATATCCCCTTTACTATAAGTATCTCTCATGGTTTATCTTTCCACAATTTATTTAGATATTCTAAACCCTCTATGTTTATAATGGTATTATCAGCTTTTACAAAATCTAAAAATATATCGATTATTGTAATTTTAAACTCACTGGTAAACTTATCCCTCATCTGGTTTAGTTTAGCGCCCATGTTAACAACATAGTTTGTATTAGGCGCCTGTTCTGAATCTATAAGTGAATGTATTTTATTTTTAGCGATTGTGAAGTAAGGTTCTTTCTTTGCTACGATAACATCACGAACTGATGCAATATAAGTTTCTAAGTCTGACTTATCACCAAGGGTATCATCAGCCAACATATCAAATATATCACTTGAAGCAAACTCCAAGTAATACTTGTCTTTGTATCGATAGTTCATTAGACTATCGTCATAGAAGTCTTGTATGTCTAAGTGTTTATCGTTCACTAACGATTATGTTTGTAGTCCTAATCTATATTTTTTCTTTGCCAAATCAACGGCTTCAAAACAAGTCATTCCTAACTTATTTAATTCAGCCATTGTTACCTCAAATTCTTTTCCACCGATTTGTATGTACCCTACCTTAGTAGCACTATGTGGATGTTCTGAAAAACTAAATTGTTCGTGAATTCTGAAGTCTAAAGAGTTATATAGATTTCCATATCTTTTTTGATTTCGTTCCTGTCTTTCTTTAGGAACACCAAATGAGTGGTTCACATTACCATGTCTCATTTTTACTTTATTATACTTTTTCATAAGTAACTAATTTTGGTTATATACCAATAAATAGTTTTCTTAATGCTAATAAAGTTAATTTTTCTTACGATTTCTTCGAGAAATTCTATCAAACTTTTTTTCATCAAATGCCATATCGTGTTTCATTGGATGTGTTCGGTTGAAGTTCTGTTCTATTTGACACGACCTACTCGCCCAATACCATGCATCATATGCTTTAGATTGTGGTGGGATGAATAACTCTTCACCCACCACAGTTCCAACTCCACTTGATATGTAGAACAACCCATCGTTGTTCATTTGAATTTTTGCTTTAGGATATCTTTTCCTAACTTTTCTTTGGAAGGATTTAAACTTCCTCGCTTGAATTTTGTCCATCTAATTTCTTTTTTAAATGTTTGGTTAGGCCTTTATGAATATGACAGGTGGATAGTTCTTTATTTACAGAACATCTTTCAACCTTCTTTCCATTCTCAAGTAGTACTTCGTACACCAACCCTCTTTTCAATCTTGTTCTGTTTGTCACCTTACCTACTCTAAAAAGGCCGTTTACTTTTACAATAATGTCATCACCTTTTTCGAATACCATATTACTTAATTACTTTAATGATTTTAGTCTCTATTACAGACCCTACTTCAAATTCAATTCCTGAACCCTCGAAATCCTTTGTAACTTTTACCTCTGCGTCTGTCACAGATACTGCGTTAACCACATATTGTTCTGTTAACTTCTTCACCTTACCTTTGTCATCAGTATGATGTACTTTTACTTTTGCGATGTAATACTTCATAATTTACTTTTAATAATTTAACATTTGACTTAACTCATGTTCAGTTACAAGTTTGTACTGACCATTAGGACCATTGTCATGATAGTCCTCAGAAATAGTGTGATAGTATTGTATATACTCCTCACCATTATATTGTTTACCAGCAGGTATAACTACAATACAGAAGTTGTCACCTTGGTCTTGGTAGGAAATTACTTCCCTTTTAAATTCTTTATAATTCGCCATTTTTAAATTTATTTATTAATGTTCCTAAATCTCTACCCTTTTTGGTAGGTTTGTATGCCAACTTTCCATCTTCGTTTACATACATTGAAATAAGTTCTTTATCCAACAATCCCAACAGAGCATCATCAACTTCATATTGTTGGTACTTTCTATATGCTTTAAGAATAACATCAGACAAGAAATCAATACTTGATGATTTCCGTAAACCCTCTCTGACAAAGTCTTCCATTAATTCCCAATCGGTGATATCAAAAACACCTTTTAGTTCTTTACAAATTTGTTTTGTCAACTCGTTTAGTTCTGATTTATTCCACTCCATATTAAAACTTTTCTCTTAATTCTTTTTCTACTTGTTTATCCAATTCGTCAAGATAATCCACAGATTCAACTGAACCAATTATTGCATCATATCTTTTGTGTTTGTAAATACCCACTACATATTCTGCACCCCACTCTTCTACTTTTTTCTTGAGGTCTTGTATCTCTGGTAAATGTACTTTATTGAATCCCATCTTTTTTATTCCAAATTGATTGTTCGTTTTCTTTTCCTAACTTCTTAATTTCTTCCCATCTTTTTTGGGAAATCTCTTCACCTCTACTGGCTGCATCAAGAAAGTTTATCTTTTTCAACTCATGTGTATTTAAAGGTCTTACTTTTGTTTTGAGATATTCTGTTTTAGAATCTAAGTATTCCAAAAACATATCAAAATCATATGCAGCTATCTTGTCAAGTTGTTCGTCTGTTAACGGATTGTCGGGGTCGTACTTTAGGTTCATATCTTTAAATATACAAAAAATTTATTAATTTACCAAACTTTGTCTCTTCAATCTTTCGATTAGATAAAACTCGTACAACTCTTCTACATCCATCAATCTACTATTCATAGCTTTATCCCAAAGACAAAATCCAAACTCTTTTTCTAATTCTTTTTTTAAACTGGCTAATATCTTAAGTTCGTCTCGGTGTCCTTCTTCTGCCAATTTGTTTGCTCTAACATTCTTTAGATAGGTCTTTTGTCTTGCTTCATATTCATATCCCCAATAATCACCACCATCAGGACACTTACTCATTATCTCATTGTAGAGGTCAGAAGACTGCTTTCTCGCAGCCTTCTCCTCTGAGTAATAATGAGAGTAATCGAAATCACCATTGTTAATTCTTTCTATCAAGGGTTTCTTGACTGATAGTTTTTTCTTCCTACCATTGGTCCACCATCTGAACTTATTGTATCCCATATCTTAGTAAGGTTGTTCTACATCTTCGGTGTTAAACAAATCCTCATTCTCTGGAACTTCACCTAAGAACTTTTGGATGAATTGTTTCATATAAACTCTTTCAGATTGAGCACCACCACTTTGGTCGAACATTGGGTAGATTGTAATCTCAGCAGCTTCACCTAAATTGAAACCATCATAGAGTAGAGAACCAATCTCAACTGCCGTTCTCGTAGATAAAGCGTTACTTAACTTAGGAGTCTCAGACATCAAGTCAGCTCTTGTCATCGAAGTAATCTCAGCGACATTGTCGATGATGTCTTTATCAACTGAAGGATACATCATCTGAAGTAACTCAGACTCTTCGTCCTTAGTTAGAGTGTCCATTTCGATAACAGTAAATCTGTCTAACATCGCTCTATCGAGAGCTCTTGTAGCGGTGTACTCATTACCGATGTTTGCTGATGCGATGAAGGAAACACCTTCAGCAACTTTGACAACAGGAGCGTCAGCGGCTTCATCCAATCTTAGGTATCTCTGACCTTGGTCAAGAACCGTCATCAGAATGTTGTGAGCCTCAGGGTGAGCTCTCGTCAACTCATCAAGGATGACAACAGTATTAGGAGTTTGAATCGCTTTAACAAAAGGTGAAGTATTGAATACCGTACCCTTCTTGGAATCAAACTGAGTGTTACCAATTAGAGTTGTTCTTGGGTCTTGAGTAGAACCCAAGTTAATAATAAAGGTGTTGTAACCTTCGAGTGAATTTGCAGCCGCTTTAGCCGCCATAGTTTTACCACAACCAGCTGGGCCAGTCATCATAATGTTTTTACCTCTAAGAATGTTTCTCACTAAGTACTTCCACTTAAGAGACTTCATGAACAACATTTTAGGTTTTAGACCTTCAGACTTTTCGTGAATGAAACTAAGAACATCTGAAGTCATTTCAGAAGTCGCTGGTTGAACGACTTGAGGTTTGTACTCAAGAGCGACAAGACCACCATTAGGTGCGGTGAAGTTACCAACTGGCTCAGGGTTTTGTTCTACCTTAGCTGCTGGAACTCTTGTGAAGTCTATCTTACCATCTGATAGTCTACCACTAACTCTGACCTTGAATCCATACTTGTCAGGTCTTTTAAACGATTGTCTAACTCTCTTGAAAAGGTTAGTACCTTCTTCATTGAATTCAGGAATCAAGAATTGTTTTCCTGCCGAATCCTCAAATAGAAACTTGCCCTCAACTTGGACAATCTTTCCGAATACTGATTTTTGTGCTTTCATAAATTTACTATTTAATTTTTACTCTTTTAATTATTACTCTATAAAGATAGTGAATTAGGTTCACAACTCCAAATTTTTAATGTTAAATAATTGTTAAATTTTAACCTCAAACTTTTTATTTAATGTTTTAGCTAACTGAGTCATGTTATCAACATTGATAAACTCTGAGTCCTTTCCGTACATTTGCTCGAAGTAACTCTTACTACTTCCGTAGTATCCATCAGAGATAAAGTAGGATAGAACCCCAACGCCAGCTTGTCTAACTTTCTTAACTTGTTCTGCCGTATGGTCGACTGCGTATTGACCACTGTAACTAATCTCTTTGTTGTCAAAGCCAGGCCAACCATCAGAGAAGTTGATTAGATAACTATCTGTACCATTCTTAGTCTTTACTAACTCTTTTAAGATTGCCTCGAAACAAAGACCCTCAGGAGTAGTTCCATTTGGTGATATGTACTTGAATAAGTTTTGTATCTTTTGGAACTTGTCTTTTCTTGAATCATATGCAATCATCATCAGAGGTTGACACCCACTACCACTATTGTAGTAGATACCTCTATAAGAAATCACCACATTCATATTGTCGGTCATTGATGCCGCCTTAGCGATTGCGACTGCTGCCGTTTGGGTATTGTACCACTTGTCACCACCCATCGAAGAACTTGCGTCAATCGAAATGTGTAGTAGACATGGTGTCGCCGTGTTGATATTGATTTGGTCAAAGATTTGGAAGTTACCGAAACCAATCTCGTGTAACATTCTACCATTCAACTTACCACTCTTCATTCTTGGAGTGTTGTCAATTCTCTCTTCGTTTCTTGTCTTAAGTTTTTTACCTAAGATAGTTCCAAGTGTAATACCTTTTCTAACTGCTTTATCGTTTTCATCTTGTCTCCAAGTACCTAAGTGTGGAACAATGCCAGAGTCAATTAGATTCTTAGTAACATTTTTGATTACATAAGTTTGAACACCTTGAGAAGCGTTTCTGTAATATCCTTGTTGAAGTCCTTTACCTGTAACTTCAGTTTCGATATCAGCTTGGTCAAGAGTATCTATTTTCTTTTTGTCAGCCTTAGTAATTGTTTTCTTCTGAATATCACCATCTAAAAACTTCTCTTGTTTCTTGATAGCGTTTTCTAACATCTTTTTCTGTCTGTCATTTAATGGAGTGAAGTCACCACCAGCCCCATTCTTATTACCAATACCAATTGACTGAGAACCTTTCTTGTCAGTAGAACCATCGTCTTTACCACCATCACCTTTAGAGTCTTTACCCTCACCACTTCCGTTACCTTCCATTGGTGGAGCGTCTGCGGTTGGATTTGAGTCAGAAGACATATCAGACTTACCATCGGTATCACCATCTTGACCTTGACCATCACCACCTTGTTGTGGGTCTGTGTCCATATACTCATCGATGTTGTTTTGGATAACCATGAAAATCTTACCTGCCAACTCAAGAGACTCGTCAGTAGTTCTAAGTCTTGAAATATTTTTAAGGTCAAGAAGATTCCAAATCGTTCTCAATCCTTTCAAAGCGTTGAGGTCTCTATTCTTGTTAGTGATATTAATCAATCTAAACATATAAGACTCCCAAGTTTCGTCTCTGTGTTCTGAAGACTTAAGACCCTTGTCAACTACATTAGAGTGAAAGTACTTGTCGTACATTGACTCGTAGTAACCTCTATAACCAGGCGCTGATTTGTAAATGTAATTATCAATTCTTCTATCTTCTACATAGTTAAGAAGATTCTTTAGTTTATTCTTTATATCACCTCTAACGCCATACCAATTGTCATTCCACATTCTTTCACCATCATCATTTGTTATGTAGTAAGATTTGATGTAATCAGACATAGATGAAGGAAACACATCGTGGTCCATCAACAATCTTAGAGACTCGAAGTTTGTAAGTTTAACATGAGAACCTTCGTGAAGTGCGAGACCGACAATAGGGTCAAACTCCTTGTCGTTCATTTTAGCTGATATAACAACTTGTTTACCATCGGTGTAACTATCCTCACCTCTACCATTGAAAGTAACAGGGATAGGTTGTCCTGTAACGATATTGACGAAGTTACTGATAGACCTTTTGTACGACATCAGCTTCATCAAGTCATTAGATTTCTTTTCTACTTTAGTGACCTCTTGGTCATCGTCATCCCAAATGGACCTATCGAGCCAGAAGGAAGAATAATTTAGATTTGACTTATACATACTATTTCTCATTTTTTAATCTTACATCTTAAAGATAAGACATTTTTTACTTATCTCCAAATTTCTAATGTTAAGAAATTGTTAAATTTTCATCACGCCTATTTTTATGCTTAGGCGTTCTTTTATATAATTTTTTACTTGGGATAGTTTGTTCTTTGGTTTTCTTACCTATATGATGCGCAGCTTCACCCATTGACCATCCGCCATTGAAATCTAACTTACTATCATATGTTTTCTTTTTCTTACTCATACTATCTCATCAATACATAGTAAAGATAGTGAATTAAGTTGAGATTGCCAAACTTTAAATGTTAAATTTTTGTTAAAGTTATTAACAAGTTATTAACAGCCTTGTTCTCGTATTTTGCTTGCAGATATGCTTTTGATGTCTGTTGGCGGCTCGTGTTCTATAACATCGTACCCAACTGACCTTCCGTAGTTGACTGATTCGATATCAGGTATGACTATAATCTTAACCCTACCTTCTTCTATTAAGTCTGATAAATGTGTAGATATGTTTCTATAAACTTGTGTTGGTGTGTATGGATTCTTTTCGTCTGGCTCCACATCACGAATTGCTATACAAACATTTTTTCCTTGATTTAATCTTTGGTCGATTAACCATCGGTGACCTTTGTGCCAAGGTTGCCACCTACCTATGAATAGAGAGTATTTCATTTAGAGTCTCTTGTATTGATTTGTTAGTTGTATCTATATGTGTATCCTCACCACCTATCTCAAAATCATCGGCAAAGTAATCTTCCTTACCTCTTATTTCTGATGTATGTAAATAAATCATTGTTGGATTCAAATCTAATATCTCGTCTCGTATATCCATGTATGGTGCTACTACTGATACCACTACTGAGAATCCTTGGTTATCTAAAAACCTAATTAACTTATTTACATCTCTGAGATTTCTCTCTCGTCCTTCTTTTGAATAATCTTTGTTGTTGAATATTTCTCTTAGACCATCACCATCTATATGAACTGTTTTGTATGGTCCTCTTATCTGATTACCAATTAGGTCATTATCTAAATGATAGATTAATTCTTTCGCTAATGTAGTCTTACCACTACCTGGTTGACCATATAACCAATATATCATTCCTTATCCTTTAACCAATTGTCAAGTTCATCAACTTGTATTAAACCTAAATCTTCTTCTCTATTTGCATCCATTAAATTAAACTCATAATATGGATTATATCGAGTAGGTAATATAGTATTAAGTTGAGGATTGTTTTTAATGATTCCAATTCCCCAATCAGTATTAACCACACAAATGTGTAAGTCTGTTCTACTTGTTCTTAAATCATAGATTGCTTTCCACACCGTACCATTCCATGGTTCGTATTTACCATCAATCATATAATCTTCTCTAGCCATCCAAGAAGTTGGTGGACTACAATCGTGTAAAACAATATATCCTTTTGGATTTAAAAATTGAAGTGAGTTTAAAATATCTTTCTTTACTTGATATGATTTATGTAGACCATCTATAAAGATTACATCATACTTTCTATCAGGGTCATTAGTCCTTAAGAAATCAAAGAACTCATCTGATGTCATCTTGTAATCAACAGGGTTTTCTTCGAACTCTACGCCGGGGTCAACTCCATGTTTTATTTTACAATCTATTTTATCAAAACAATGTTGTGGGTCACATACACCTATTTCAAGGTATCGCCAAAACCCATTCTCTTTTATCAGTTTGTTTATGATGTCAAATCTATACATAATAAAATTTATTGTAGCCCCTAGGAGAATCGAACTCCTCTTTCCAGGATGAAAACCTGGCGTCCTAACCGATAGACGAAGGGGCCGATAAGTTAGAGAGAGGTTAGTGGAATTCAACCACTTTAGCAAAGCTAAACATTTGTCCTCTCTCTTAGAGCGGAAGGGTGGCTCTGCCCCACCATCTTTGTACTGGTTGTACAACGAGTTTCTTTTAACTCTTCTCCCGCTTATAAGTTTAATATATTGTTTACAATATACGAAATAAAAATGACAATTCCAAATTTTTTGTGGAGAATATCGGAGTCGAACCGATGACCTCTTCGGTGCAAGCGAAGCGCTCTAGCCATCTGAGCTAATTCCCCAACGAATTATCCCTTTAGAATTTGTTTCTCATCTTCCTTTGATACAGGTATATCGTGTCCATATTCCTTACCAAAGTTTTCAGACAACGCCTCTAACTTTCCAGTTGCGTCTTCTAATTGCCCTAACAACTTATCAATCTCTTCAGTATGTTGAGGGTGTTCACCGATAGCTACAGGGTTTTCGAAATAAACAGATAGTCTTGCCCTTGCGTCTAAAATGTCTGCAGTATACTTTGCCTCTACGGCTTGATACAATCTTCTTGAAACTTTACTCATAACAATTGTTTTTTTGTTTTATATAAATATTATTTTATTTTTAATGAACCGTGTATAAGTTTTACCCATTTGGTTGTGTTAGTGAATTGTTATACATCTCAGTTCTACCTTGCTCTACTACACCTTGTTTATGTGGTAATGAAAATGCGTTAATGTCTTTGACAAATATTGAGTTTAGTTCTGTTCGTGGCGTCTCACAATATAACGCCGGTAAAAGTTCATCAACAGGGAATAACATTGTTTTATATTTTGGTAAATGATTCTTAACAAGTTTTTTGATTCCACTCTTACTTAACATATATGCGTGAGTCTGATACGAATAGTGTGGTTTTACTATATCGTCATCAAATGGTGTATCTACTACTCCATCAAATCCATCTTGTAACATTCTACCTAAATAAAACAAATCATAGTTTTGTTTTTTCAACTTATCCAACAAACTCCAATCCATTTTAGATTTGAACACAATATCATCTTCGTACACTAATATGTTTTCGTATCCGTTTTTATATGCGTCTTCCCATATGGCGATGTGAGACAAAGCACATCCTATTTCACCTAAAGTTACATCCCTATGCCAGAATAGATTCTCTTCATCTTCAACCTTTACATTACCAGTATCAAGATTCCAATCATCATATGGGGCGACTCCCATTAGAGACATATGATGTTTTGAAAGTTTCCATCCGTTAATACCAAGTACTTCGAATGGAGTATCGCCAGGCAATCCAACTTCGTTTACGACATTTAATATCTCAGCCGTATGTTCGTTAGTCCAATCTAAACTTACTATGTATAGTTTATCTATCATCGAGGTCTATCAGTTTTTGTTGTAGTTTTTGAATTTGTAATTTATCCTTTTGAGTTTGTTTCTTTTTCATTTTTAACTCAAGGATTTTTTCAATGATTTCGTTTTTAGACATTTTAGTTTTTCCTTTTTAACTCTTTTAACAAATCGGTGACAAACTCACCTGCGTAAACCTTACTACCGATATTCCAAGTTGTGTTCATGTTCACGGCATAGTTTTCGTCACCACTCTTCCAATCGTAAAGAGTAAAACAAACACCATCAGACTTTCTCTCAAAGACCCATTCCTTTTGTACCTTGTTATCACCACTTGCCGTATCATATGTAGGATTACCAAATGCTTGAACTAATTGTTTATATGTCCATCCATTCAGTCGGTCTTTTAAGGAAGTCCCACCAATCAGTTGTCCTGCTTTCTCTTTATTTTTTATAATGTTATATTTCATATTAGTGTGTTTTTTTTAAAATTTTCGTGTGAAAGGAAACTGCGTTTCCACCCTTGCACCTTGCACCTTAGTGGCTTATCGCTTGAGATTATCAAAATAAGACTTTAAAAAGTTATACCAAAAGATTAAGGTTGTTACTGGCCATAGAGCTAACATCGCCAGTCTTTGTTCCATTGTTGGGTCGAAAGGAATCGTCAATGCTCCTCGTCTATCCGCCCAATCTAATATAAGGGATATGATTATTATGTTGATACATCCTAAGATAATATACCAAGATATAAAATCAAATAAATCCATGTTCTGTAATATGTTCATATAATTTAAGTTATCTGTATAATATATAGGTGGGATGAAACTTATTAGATGTATATGGATTACTCTGAGGTTCGATACCTTGTCTATACGCTGGAGTATACATATAACATCTTTGACTTCACCAAAATTTCCACCATGGTCGTGGTCTCAATTCAATATCGTCTATCAACCACTTCAATCTCTCTGCTGCCATCATCGGACAATCCGATTCACACAACTCGGCGATTTGTTTTAAATTCTTTACTATTTCTTCCTTATCCATTACTTGATGAGTATGCCGAGTTAGTTGCCTTCTCTATTAACCAACTCGATGATTGTACTTTGTCCCCAAGATTCCAAACCATATCTACTCCCATAGAATCACAATAGTCTTCCTCTGGTACATTACCTTTTCCTCTATCACCACCATTTCCAAATGCCATAGATAGTTCATCATCATATTCTCTACGATATGTCATCACCGCAGAATAGATTCCATCACAAACAGATTTGTCTGTTGGGATTCTTGGATTACATATAAATGTTTTAGTAACACCTTTAATACGAGACATGATATATTCTCTTTCTTTCTCAGGCATGAATGACTTACCTTTCTTTTGTTGTAACCAATGTTCGTTGTTTAGTATCACCCAAACTTCGTCTGCCATCTGTTCTGCTCTTTCTATCATTTCAAGATGACCTTTGTGGACGGGGTCAAACCCACCACTAACTAACATAACTTTATACTTCTTCATCTAATGCTTGTTTAATTTGTATAAACGCTATTTGATGTGCGTCTGTCTTACTTAATCTCTTGTCATCATCTTGAAGTTTATTTGCCAATTGTATTACTTCAAGTCTAACACCATATGCGTGTGCTTCATATAGTATCTCTTCTAAATGTTCTGCGTTTGATACACTCATGACCTATGTACTTTTTTAGTTCTTCTATTAATCTTCTTTCTTCTATCTTTTATATTCACTTCGAATCTTTGATAGTACGCCTGAATCTCGGGGTCGTTAAGAAACTCTTCTCTTTGTTTCTTGTGACTCCTAACAATCATAGTTAATAATCCCCACAAGTATAATGCGAAGATTATAAATCCTATGATGAACATTCCTAATGGTGCTGGTGAACTCATCACTTTCTTTTTCTTTTAGAGTTATAATATCTTCTTCTCTTAGCGGCTTGTTCTCTGAAGAAATCATTTCTTCTTTGTCTGATTGCAACTGCCATAGCTAAAATAGATGGTACCCAGATACCAACAAAAATTCCTTCTAACTTCTGACCACTAAACCATAGTGATACTGAATAAAGGAATGATACGAATGCTAAAACTATTGGGTAATATAAATCCCAAAACTCTTTTACTTTTCTCATTGTCCTAATGTTTTAATAAAGTGGAGCGTCCATGCGATTAATCCATTTAGTTGTAATGCAACTAAGTTCCATTGTCTTCTACTAAATACTTGAACTAACACACAGATAAATCCAATAATAAATAATACGGGCTCAACAGTCCATTGTCCTGCCATCAAGAATCCTGCTCCCATGTATCCAATTCTTGAAGCCAGCCTTTCACCTGCAGTTAACTTTCTATCTCTAACCAAGGTTCTTAAAAATCTTCGCCACGGATTGTACTCACACTTCCCACAAGTTTTCTTGTTTGGTGTTTTGTACCACCATAGTGGTCTATCTTTTTGGCAAACATTACATTTTTTAGATTTCATATCCTAAGTCTCTTCTAATATCTTTTTTAACACTTTGTAGATACTTCCATCTTTTCTTTTCAGTCACGAAAGGAACTGACCAAAATTGTTTGCACTTACGCCATCTTGAAAGTTTCCAACCGAATACAAATGAGAATACACCTAGCACCAACCTCAACTTGACTGAGTTGAGGTACAGAGTTCTAACAGGTAGACTTGGTGCACCATGTGTGATGTAGGTTCTAACTTTCTTGTCTTTCAAGAATGGTTTTGGATATGCATATAGTTTAGTAAAGTTTACAAACTTGTATGCGAATCCTGGCGTTAATACTTCGTCAAAAAATATTTCCATTCTTGGTGTCAATCTAAACCACCATACAGGTGATATAAAATAAATTCTATCAGACCAAGTTACTAAGTCTTGATAACTTTTCATCAAGTCTGTTCGTGGTCTCTGAAAACTATCACGATACAAATCAATAACTTTGACTTGTTCTTTCTTCTTATGTTTTCTTAACTCTCTTAACATGGTCTTATAAATCCCATTGTAACAGAAAGACTTTTTATCAGGGTGCCCTATGACTATTAGATTCTTCATTAGTTGTTTAATGGTGCTTTAATAGTTGGGTGATAATTGTAGTTGGTTAGTTCATAATCAAACTCACCATTTAATATATCAACATTCGATACTTTTAAATCAGGTAGTTCATATCCTACTCTTGTGATTTGTTCAGTCGCTTGTTGTATATGATTATTGTATATGTGAATGTCACCGAAAGATGCCATCAAATCACCTGGCTCATAGCCCGTTTCATGACACAATAGTAATAGTAACATTCCATATGATGCGATGTTGAAAGGTAACCCAAGGAAAGCGTCAACGCTTCTCTGGTTCCATTTAAGAGATAACTTGTTGTTGGATACATAACATTGGAAACCATAGTGACATGGTGGAAGAGTCATCAGTCGTAGTTCACCGACATTCCAAGCGTTGACAATGTGGCGCCTTCCATGTGGGTTATCTTTCAGTCCATCAATTAAGTTTTTTATTTGGTCAACTCCGTTCCAATCTCTCCACTGCTTTCCGTAGATTGGTCCGAGGTCACCATAGACCTTTGCAAAAGATTCATCGGTCTGAATTCTTTTTATAAAATCTTTTTGGGAAAGTCCTTCGTCTAAATCATAAGAGTATACATCTGAATACTTCTTGTATGCATCCCCATCCCAAATGTGACAATTGTTATCTAAAAGGTATTTGATATTTGTATCACCTTTTAAGAACCACTTTAATTCAGTCATCATTGTTTTAACTGCCATCTTCTTAGTAGTCAATAAAGGAAACCCATCACACATACAGTATGCAAAACTACCACCAAAGATTGACTTTGTACCAACGCCAGTTCTATCGGGTTTGTCTACACCATATCTGAGTACATTCTCTAATAGGGTTTGATATTGATTATCTACTCGGTTCATTAATATGTTTTCAATTGTTCGTTAATTTGTTCAACTAAATGATTATCCTCTTCACATCCAAACTCATCAATCAAAGTATCTTTGATGGTGGACAATAAAGCTGACATCTTTGCTTTACTTTTTCTTTTTGCATATCTACTATTCTGAGATTCTATCATATAGAGTTCATATGCAAGTTCATCAGTTTCTTTTAATTTGTTCTCGTACTTTGAAATACGAGTATCTACAATACGATTATTTGTTGAGGTGTAGTTTGGAACATATCCTTTATACAACTCATCTATTCTTCCTTTGAGATATTGAATCTCTAATAACTTATTTAAAGTTGTCCTATCCATGCTGCAAATATTGTTATTACTAATCCAATCAATGAAAGGAAAGTTAACTTATAGTTTCCTTCCATTTGCTTTCTACTTCTACCTTGTCTATATTTTATATCTTTCATATTCACTTTACACCACCACTTTGAATAGTATCCACCATGTTCTTGATTTGGTCATGCCATTTTCCGTATGTGTCTCGTGATTGTTCACAAGTGTTTTGTTCACATCGTCTTTTCATGTCTACCATGGCGGCTTCTAAAATTAATATTAATACTTGTTTCATATCACAATATACAAAATTATTCTGACAATTCCAAGCAATTACTCAAAAAATTTCATTACAATTTTGTTGTTTATTTCTGCTTTTTCTTCTAATCGTTTGGTTCTTATTTTAGAATAATGTTCTTTAAATGATTTTGCGTTCTCTTGTGGTGTACACCATTCTAAATTTTCTAATGTGTTATTTGTTTTATCATGGTCCTTATGATTAACATGAAGAGAATCTGTTAGTATCTTTCTTATTTCTTTAGGCAGCTCTTTACATTGTTTTTTTGTCATTCCATGTACTGATTCTAAGTAATTGTCAAGTGATAAAAATGCGTTTGCTACCAATCTGTGAACTCTTTTTTGTTTACCATTTATACTTGCAACCACATAACCCCTATCCATTCTAACCATTTTGTTATCAACTAATTTAGTATTCTTATGAATCTTAGCAGTCAGTTCATTAAAATTTAATTCTTTAGACCAAACAGATTCTTCTCTTTGTAAGAATCTTCCTGTTTTTTTATTTTTAACTCTACCCTTAGTTGACACCCAATAGTTTCCTTCAATCTGTTTCCAAACCTCGTTTGTCATAATTTTTATTTTTGATTTTTACTTTTAAATCTTGTTGATTCTGATGTCTTACCATGTTTGGTTTTTCTACCTTTAACTCTTTTACGCCATCTTTCAAATGAACTTCTCTTCAGATTCTCTCTCATAATCTTACGAACCTCATTCTCTTTGATTCCGAACTGATATTCAATGGCCTCAAAGGGAGTTCTATCTTCCCATGCCATTTCTATAATTCTATCTATATCTAATGTGTAACTCATAACCGATGATAGTCCCGAATAGGAACAATAAAAATTAGACTCCATATTTCTTTTTGTATTTTTCCAAGAAGGATTCACCAACTCCAATCTGAAGTATATTACTTCCTTGTGGAATCCTCTGACTTCTTGGTGCGATTAATTTATCTACATGAAGGTCAAACGACTCCACTCTGACCTTCCTACCTCGTGGTGGTATGTATGCTACTATTGTTCTCATTTCCTTGATAGATGTTTGATAAAGATATGACCTGCCTTATAGTTGGTTGCTAATGGTACATTGTGTACATCACATAACCTCATCAACATAGACACATCAACTTCGTGTGCGTGTTTTCCAAGTGGGTCTCTAAAGAATACAACTGCTGATAGTTTACCTTCAGAAACCATACTTGCAATCTGTGCGTCACCACCAAGTGGACCTGACAATACTTTTTGTATTCCTTTTACTCCAGCGTCTGTCATGAACTGACCTGTCGTTCCTGTTGTTACGATATCTACATCGTCTCTATTGAAAAAGTCTAATCGTTTCATAACGAATGAAACCATTTCAGCCTTTTTACCATCGTGTGCTATTAGTGCTATTTTCATAAACAAAACTTTTCTACTGATTCACTTCGTACTTCATTACGAATATCAGATTTTAAATTATCTATAAACTTTTTAAACTTGTCAGCTGACATTGTTCGTCTACCCAAGTTTGCAAACCTTGTACATATAACAAAATTGCCAGGTATATATCCCTTATCATTATCTATTCTATCTACTGACATGGCGGCGTTGTTCTTTGGTTCAAATATATCATTGGGGTTTAAATGATAACCTAACCAATAACTTATACCATTTTGTTTTTTATATTGTTCTCTTAAATCATCTGAAGTAATACTAACTTCAGTCTCACCATATGGAATTTTTGCCGTACCAAAAGTCTCACCTTCCTTAACACTTATAGTTCTTCTACGGGGCCTAAGTGAGGCGTTACCTTTAACATTTTTTAGTAATGTATCAAATGGGTCTTTCATAAATGTCTATTATCTAAATGAATTATCTTACCTAAGTGAAGTTCCCACTTGTCTGTAAGTTTCTTGTCGATACATTCGACCACCATGTGTGTGGGGTTCTTGTGATACGCATACTGAAAGTATATGTATTTGATATCCTTATCTTTCAGTCGTTTAGTCCAATAGGGTGTGTTGTCTCTATACTCTATTGGTTTAGTCCCATTCATGATTCTTTCAAATGGGTCTCTCATCAGAACTAAATGTAAAACTTCTTTATCTTTCCAAATCACTTTTTCTTATTTTTTTTCTTAGGTATGACATTACCCTTCTCGTCTACTTCGGGGGCAATCCACATTTCATACACAATCCATAACCAAATAATACCTAATGTTATAAATACTGCTGCCATAATTTATTCTATTGTGGGGTCACCATATGGTATATCATCGTAATCGTAACCACCATTCCACTTATCTAATTTTCTGTATCTTCTTTTCTTTGGTTGAAACAAAGGTATAGTTACAGACATTGTTATCCCACCCATCGTTGTGGCTAGGATATCTCGATGGTCTACATATCCACCTCGGATACCACCATCGTATAATTCTTTCATTACTCCTGCAGCAAACGCCGTACACAAGCCAGTTATCATAGCTCTCTTTTTATTTTGATGTTTGTTGTAGGACCAAGTATAACCCAATGTTGATGTAATCATTCCAGCACCAAAGTGTAATTGTTTGTCAGGTTCTTGTAGGATGAATTGTTGACCATGATTCTCGCTAGTCATTAAAAATGTAATACCTAAGATTAGTATTAATCTCACTATCCAATTCCTTATGTGTTTGAGGGTTACCATAACTTGTTTATTATATATATTATTTCATTCTTAAAAAAACTCCCACCGCTGCTCGAGTATCTTTCATCACCTATAAAGACTTACGCGGTTCGGAGTTAAAACTAAAAAAATGAATACAGAATTTCTTTATGCCGCCGTGTCCATGTATCGTTTAAATCCGATTACTTTAGTTGGACCAGCGACTGCCAATCTTCGTTTCTTAATAGCTACTGTTGTTAGGTCTAATAACTCGACATCCGTTTCGGTATCTAACCACTCAGTAAATAACTTAGTCAATAATTTCTTTTTTAACTTGTTCATAATTTTCAATTTTAAATGAATAATTTATAATCTTTTTCGAAACTAATCGCTTCTTTCTCATATGGGTGAGATACATAATCATGACCCATAGTGTAATATCTTTTGAACCAAATCGGTGATTGTAAGTAGTGGATGTATTCGTGAATCAAAGTCTGAACAACCATCTTCTTACTTTTCATGTTAGGATAGTAGATAGTAATCTCGTTCATGTCACTACAATACTCAGCGTGACATCCATCTTCATCACCTTGAGCACCTTCCTCACCAGAATACTTTTCGTAAATGTTCTTGTGTAACTCAATATAAGGAGTACACTCTTGAAACTTTGAGAATCCGTAGTGTTCTTCTATCTTCGGAAGAACCTCGTTAACTATCTCTTGAACTTTTGATTTTGTCATATCTCTTAATCTTACACTACTAAAGTACGCAAAATATTTGAAACGGCCAAATTTCTAATGTTAAGAAATTGTTAAATTTTTATACAAAACTTGTAAATAAAGTTGAGGTGTGACCTTCTTCCCATCCTTTGTCTTTATAGAACTGATGTGTAGTAGGTAAACAATATGTGATTACTTTATATCCTTTAAGATTAGCTTCACACCAATCCCATCTGGCATTCCACAACATTCTGTAAATACCATGACCTCGATATTCTTCTTCAACATATGCGTTAGCGAATTTTATGGTTCTGTCTGAAAGGAATAGTAAAGAGTTCCAACCGATAGCTTTGTTATCACATAACGCAATCCACCCACACTCGTCTTTGGGAGTAGGTACAGAGTCGGGCAGTTTGTAGGGTACTATCGTTATATTCATTCTTTGTTCTTACCATAAAGAAATAAATATATCTGTTTTAGTTATTACCTCTACCTCTTGATGAACCGCCTGAATTACCACTACTTCTTACTGATGATGACCCACCTCTGTTGATATTAACATTAGACCCTCTGCCTGAATTATTGATTACAGGTGGTCGTGAGTTAAAATTATTATTGGGTACTCTTGGTTTAACATTCCAATTGTTGTTATTGTTATTTGGTCTGTTTGGGACAACAACATTATTATTGCTATCTATATTATTAATACGAATGTTATTGTCTTTACCCCATCTGATAACATCGTTAATAACATTGTTAGGTTTGTTAGGATATACTCTGTTGTTTCTTCTTCTATTAGTATCTTGTTCTATATTAGAGTTACCAACAAAGTTTCTACTTCCTCGTCTACCAACTACAAAAGAGTAATTGTTGTTACTTGCTATCAGAGGTTCGTTGTACCAATTGTAAGAATAGTGATTCCAACCATACCAACCTTGTGGATATGGATAATACCAATTGTAGTATCTATGATTCCTAACCCACCATGGATGACTCCATCCGTACCAAGGATAGTTCCATACCCAATCTGTCCAGAACTGATGACTATGAAAATAAACATCGAATCTGTTGTAAGGACGCCAGATACCATCGAGTCTTGGATTGTTGTAATACCAAGAAAGAGGTTGGTTCATCGCATATTGTGCAAAGTCCCATCTGAAGGTAAAGTCTGTTCTTAGTTTTCTCTTGAGTTGAAATAAAGAATTGATAGTGTCTATCTTAGTAGATGAATCAACTTCTACCACAACGCCTTGATATATAGGGTCATGGTTAGAAGTAGAGACATACCACATAGGTCCACAACTGACCAATGATAAAAATGATAGTAAAATTAATAATTGTCTCATACTCATAAATATGAGAATAATTTAATTACATAGTAAAGGTAAGGTTCTGCTTATCTAATTTATACGATTTAGCAGGTATACCAAAACGCCAATAACAATACTTTGTACCCTCATCGATTTCAGACTTAGTTATATTACCTACCTTCTTAAACATTACCACCTTTTTTAACTTCGGTTTCCAAGTTACATTAATTCCCTTTAACATATAATTTACAATTTTAATTGACCCCTCATTATGGGGAGAGGATTACCCTTAGTACCGATGGGCGGGCTCGAACCGCCACGGACATTACTGCCCAAGGGATTTTAAGTCCCTCATGTCTACCAATTCCATCACATCGGCTTACAAAAATTTCGTGGACATCAAAGATACAAATACTATATATACTACTACATAGGTATATGCTAAAAGAAATCCAGCTAAATTTAGTGTTCCCAATAGGATTTGAACCTATGACCTACTGATTATGAGTCAGTTGCTCTAACCATCTGAGCTATGAGAACCAAATAAGGTAGGAATAGGTAGGAATCGAACCTACTATGGCACATCTCGTGTTTCGAACCACTTGATAACTCCACCACAGAGTATTGATGAGAGACCCATGTCTCTTATAGGGAAGTTACTCCCAACGGTTTCATCGAACCTTCACCATTACTATTCCATATTTTCAAAGAACTCTTAGTGACCCCACAAGGACTCGAACCTTGAACCCTCAGCTTAGAAGGCTGATGCTCTATCCAATTGAGCTATGAGGCCATATCATCAACTTTACAAGGTAAAGATACGCAAACACTTTTTAATTTCCAAACTTTTAATGTTAAATAATTGTTAAATCAGAGGAAGTAAGGCAAAATAAAGTTGGCTAACTCAGTAGAATACTGGCTCAGAGGGGACTTTCCCTATGGTAAAAAACCGACCCCGGTATGAAAACGACTCACAGGCCGTTGTAACTTGCTGATACTCAACGGTTTACACGAAAATACCCGCCCCCCTCGCTCGGCGACATGCGTCGCCTCGCTGGGTTGGTCCACTTCCCTCACCTCATCTGGCTTATTTAGCTAAAATTATTTCAGCTTACCTACTGGCTGGCAGGCTTGGTGTGGGTGTCCCTACCTCTGTATCCCTATATACGGGCTATTTTAGCTATTTTATTTTTATGTCACCGCAAGAAATTTAGCGTAGGGGCAGTCTTTCCCAATATAAAGATAAAAAAATTAACTGACATAGCCAAATTTTTAATGTTAAGTTTATGTTAAATCTTTACATGACACAATGTCAGTTGCGTTGAGGGCTGAAAAGTTATCCACAATTTGCGAAAGTTATTAACAAAGTTATCAACATGACACGATGTCACATATATCGCTCATTTTCATAAACCCTTGAGCGTCAGAGGATTATGCGCTATTACCTAAAGTACCACTTTAACATGACAAAATGTCCTAAAAATTTCTCAGCCAGGAAAAAAATTGTTTTGCCGCAGAAAACGGACTTGTGCCTGTCTTAATTTCTGTATAATTCGTATATGTGGGGTAATTTGGGTCTGAGTTTATAAAATATGTGGTAAAATTATATTAGCCCTACGGATTTGATGGATATGTCGAGGTATGACAAGGTGTCCAATTAAAAAAAACACGGATAAATTAAGGAATAAAAGGGCACGAGTTTACCATTAAGTGGTAAAAAGTGGTAAAAAAGGGGAGAAAAGTGTGGTTATTTGTCTAACCAATGAAACCATCGGTTCATAATGAACCAAAAAAGGACCATAATAAGGATTATCTTTATGATTAACATATACGCTAAATAAATATCGTCTGAGAACTTGTTTCGATGACTTATATGGGGTTATTTTAGGCCTGTTAAATTTCGTGGGTAATTAAGGACTCTACCCTACGATTATTGTCTTACCTTGATTCCAGCTCGTCATATGGTATCGGAAGTCGTGTAAGTCTAAGAACTCGTGAACTATCCTACGCATTTCAGCTGAATTACCATGAATGATTTGTGTGTCAAGATAAGGTTTGTCGTACCCTAAAAGGTTTTGCTCTAAAATAATTTCAGCGTCCTTATGTCTTACTCCATGTAGGTCAATTATCTTCATAGTAGTATTTCTCTCGTTTATGAGGCAGATTACTTAGGTGAAGGAGTTGACCTTGTAGTATGTCTATATGTCTATCGTAATCTTTATCTTTGATTGTGTACACCTCACCGAAATTGTCTTTTATTTCTATAAAGTCCTCACCAAAGTAAACGGCAGTTATTTTCTGCTGTTTCTGGGCGTTCCTGGATGCAATTTTATTTATATCTTCCATAACCTCATCTATTGCCTTTTATATCGTTTTGAGAGTCACCCCAACCTTTCAACGCCCTCATTCGGCGCTTGTAGAAAACATTTTGGGTTTATCTCAAAATTTTTCTTCGACACACGACATCGTCCCATCTCATAAGGTCGAGTTAGTTGTCGTTTCTTGATTGTAGCTCATCTAAGATTTCTTCTTCTGTTATATCGAGGTCCATAACAAATGGTTTCTCACATAGGTCAATCATTCGCCATTTTAACTCGTCTTGAGAATCTACGATTGACTGAGATGTTTTACGAACTTTGTTTCCTACTGATTTTAATACTTCTTTAAATGTTTTCACTCTACTTCCTTTATGAATATTTGATAACTTCCTTTTATTATATATAGTACTTTTTTACTTATTGAAGTAAGGTCGTAATCATTTATCTCATTAAAGGTAATCCATCTCACTTTCTGATGGACATTGAGCTTTGGTTTTCCACTCTCATATTTGATTATATATGGATAAACCATCACACCATCAATCTCTCTTTCGGGTATGTTATAATAGGGAAATATCTCTATATCTAACTCCTCTTTCCATTCTCTTTTGATTGCGTCATAATCAGATTCACCTTCCTCGATTTTTCCACCAGGAAGTTCCCATTGGTTGGGACATATACTATCTGATTCTAATCTCTGACCTATAAGGACTTTATCCTCGTCCAATAAAGCCCCACAAACTATCTTCATCTTGTTCCCCATCATCTTGGATTATTCCAAGGTCTTTGTAGTTAATCGGAATATCATATTTCTTAGACATAAGAATCATCATTTCCGTTGCTTTTATCATTTTCTCTGGATGTCTATTCCAAAGTATTTGATGCATTAATGTTGAGTCAAAACTCATCGTATATTCGGTATCTGAAAATCAGACCAATCTCTACCCTTTAAATTTACATTATCGAAGTAGAATGTCCACTCATGTTCACCTGCCCATATTTGTTTTGTGAATCCACTCGGTATAAGTGCTCCACCTTCTACATATTCGGGTTCATTATCAAAGTGTACTATCACATTCACTTTCACCTCTTCAAATACCTTGGATAAGTCTCGTTCAAATCTTTCGAGTTCTTTCCATGGTCCTCTGTTTAGTGATTCGTGTTGAAGTGCACAATTCAGATAATTAAATGTTTCTCTGAGTGTTTCTTTGTCAAAACAATTAAATGCTGCTGCGGGTGCCATATGACCCTTGTCATATACATTTGCTTTGTAGTCATCATTGTCTGAAGTCTTATATCCCTTTGGTTTCCAAAAGTCCATTCCACTTCTACTGATTTCACCCGTTGGACACATTATCTTGTATGTTACTTGAAGTGGTTGTTCATATTCTTCACTATAAACAACATCATATAGTTCACCATCGTAATTTACAACTTGTGCAGATACACTCAATGTACCTACTAACATAAAGAAGATTATGGCGAATACCATAAAGTAATCTATTAAATCGAATTTATCTTTCATTTTCTTGCCAATACCTTATACTTAAGTGGTGGTCTGTTTCTCTGATATTGTTCCATGGTCCACCTAAGTCTGTCTGTTTTTACCATGAAAATATTGTCCTCACCCTGCTCTGAGTCAATGTACTTGATTTGTATCTTGTAAGTTTTAAATTTAGCCATCCATTTCTAATTTTCGTTCAAAATAATCCGCAGAATCTTTTATCTCTGGATTCTGTCTTATTGTTTGCATAGCAATCATGTCTTTCATCTTAGTCGTTGACCAACCATGTGCTCTTGTTGTATAAACAACTTTTGGTGGTAAGTCATCACCTGTGAAAGGTTTTCCAATGTAATCCTCACCTAAGATTCTTACATCGGGTTTGAAAAACTTAATCAAATTGTAAAGTTCTTCTTCTGTCTGATATACATATACTTCATCGATATATTGGATTGCCATCAATGTACGATATCTTTCGTATAATGGTATAACAGGTTTATATTTAGATTTTCTGTGTAGACTTGGGTCTCTCTGAAGAAATACTATAAAGTGGTCACAATGTCTCTTTGCCTCTTGGAATGTGTAAATATACCCAGGATGAATCAAATCAAAGTTTCCTGCAGTAAATCCAACTATTTTATTTTTTTTCACTTTTACCTTTTAATAATTTCTTTGTCTGTTTCCTTAAATCAGGTGGAAGGTCCACATTTCTAACTTTTAATTTGGTCTCTTCCTCAACTCGTTGTACACAAAATTGTCTTTGACTTTTATTTCCATTTCCCCATAACCAACCGATTGTATCTTTGATTCTGTTGATTTCATTTTCGAGTTGTCTTAAGTTTCTGGTCAACAAGATTTCATCATTCTTATCCATATTATAGTCAACCTCATATTCTGCTGCTAACTCTAACATTTTTCCCAAATCTTGTTTTTCATACGCTTCTTTAACTGATTGAAACTCTTGATGTTTCCCACCTAATTTATCTGGATGGGTTTTAGCCGCGAGTCTCTTATATAGATTCTTGACCTTTTTCGGAGCGTCCCTAAGTAGTTCCCTCTGTTCGTCAAGTTTCCGTTGTTGTTTTTCTCTCTCTTTCTTTGCATTCTCAAAGTGTGTTGTTGGGTTTTCGAATTCTTTCTGATTCTTTGTATTTTCTATCTTTGCTGCTTTTTTATAGTATTTATCAAAATATTTGTCAAAATCAGTTGTGTATTTTTCAAAGTCGTCTCTTACATCTTCCAACTCTAATTTCAAATACTCATACTTTAACTTTAATATCTTGAGTTTTCTATCCACTATTCATCCTTCGAAGGTTCTTCTACAATCATACATTCAGTAGTAAGTAGAGTACCTGCGACAGAAACTGCTTTTTCAAGTGCCGTTCTTGCAACTTTTGTTGGGTCGATAATACCTTTTTCAATCAAATCACCAAACTCTTCATCTACTACATCATAACCCATTGTTGATGAAACCTCGGTTGGTGCTGATTCAAATCTGTCTAATATCACATCAGGTTTCAATCCTGCATTCTCTGCAATAGCTTTGAATGGTTCATCACACGCTTTTAAAATAACATCAATACCTTTTTGTCTATCTTCATTTTCTTCAACAAGTGACCCATTAATCATTTGTCTTGCGTGAATCAATGCAGCTCCACCACCTACAACAATACCTTCTTCAACTGCTGCTTTAGTAGCTAGAAGAGCGTCATCGATTCTATCTTTCTTCTCTTTCATTTCGATTTCTGATTGTGCACCAACTTTTAGTACTGCCACACCACCACTTAATTTAGATAATCTTTTCTGAAGTTTTTCTTTTTCAAAATCAGATTCACTTGATTCAATCTCATTTTTAACCTGAGTGATTCTAAGTTCTAAATTGTCAGTATCACCATGTCCACCTACAATAACACTTTTATTTTTTGTAGATATGATTCTATCACAAGAACCCAAATCGTCCCAAGTGATATCTTCTAATTCTTTACCAACACCACCAAAAACTACACCACCTGTCAATGCACCCATGTCTCGTAAAATTTCAGTTCTTTCGTTACCAAAACCAGGAGCTTTCAGAGCCAAACATTTTAAAGTTTGTCTTGCTGAGTTTACAACCATAGTTGCCAATGCTTGTCCTTCAATCTCGTGAGCAATAATTACGATTGGTTTATTCTTTGAAGATGCGTTCTCAAGAACACCAACGATATCATCCATATCAGAAATCTTACCATCAAACAATAGAATGTTAGGATTTTCATGAGTCACATTAAGTTTTTCTTGATTGTTAATAAAATAATGTGATAAGTAACCTCTATCAAATTCAAGTCCCTCAACGATTTCAAGTTCGTCATCTGCTGAGTTACCTTCTTCAACCGTGATAACTCCATCTCTACCAACTTGATGCATTGCCTCACCAATCATATCACCAATAGTTTGGTCACCATTTGCTGATATGGTTGCAACTTGTTTTATTTGTTCGTTAGTATCTACATTGATAGAAATATTATCTACTAATTTATTTACAAGTTCTTTTGAAGCGATATCCATACCTCTTCTAAGTTCGATAGGATTTGAACCTGCTTTTACCTCATCCATACCTTTGTTAAAAATGTATTGAGCCAATACAGTAGATGTTGTCGTTCCATCACCTGCGTTATCTGCAGTTTGTTGAGCTGCCTCTTTAATAACTTGTGCACCTACATTTTTAGTGTTGTCTTCAAATTCAATAGATTTTGCAACAGTAACACCATCTTTTGTAATATGTGGTGATGCTTCAGTCTGAATCACTACATTTCTACCCCTTGGTCCTAATGTTACTTTTACTGCATCTGCCAATTCGTTGACACCTTCTAAGAGTTTACTTCTTGAACTCTCACCATGAAATACTTGTTTACCCATAACTTATTTACCTTTTTTTTGTTTTTCTCTTGCTTGTTTAATTTGTTCTGCTCTCCATTGAGGTTGTTTTCCACGGATGTTTCCACGGAGATTATGGAAACAATTGTAACACAAGAATCTGATATTGTCCCTTTTATGATTGGTCCAATCATCATCCATATGGTCAAGAATCAAAGGTATAGTTCCATCTGTAACCCTTTTTTCATTGTAACCACAATTGTGACATTCATGCGGAAAATTTAATTCTTCTTTATGTGAATTGTTAATTAATCTTTTCTTTAGTAAAAAAACAGGATATTTAGGATGTTTACCATCTAATATGTCATTCAATGCGTATTTACCTTGAGTTACATTATATGGTTTCTTTACACCCTTACCCCTCTGATTCTTATGTAAGTCCCAAAGAGTTTTTCCTGTTTCTTCGTCTTTATATAATTTAGAATATTTTTGATATGTAGTCAACGACACATTTAAGAATCTTGCTGCGCCTGAGTTTGACTTTGAGTTCTTCATCGCATACCGAATCTGACTCTCTGTTAGGTTCAAGGGAGTTCGTCCCTTTCCTAAAACATAACCATTCGGTAATTTAAAACCCTTTTTCATATCTTTCATTTATATATAAATATGGTCTACCCATATTTTTGTACTATACTTTCCAAAAATTGGAATTCTCTGTAACTTAAGGTCATCCTCTTTTTCTCTATCTTCTGCCTTAAATCATACAATTTCTTTTTATCTTTATATTGGAAAATACCTTTTATGTGTTTTGGATTAGAATATAAAATTTCTTCTGCACTCCTCACATAATTAAAGTGTCGCCAAAGCTCTTTTTCTATTATCATTTCCATAATACCTGAACACCTAATAATAGAGTAGCTAATACTAATGATACTGCGACCTTTGGAGTGATTCCTTCATTGAAGAACTTTGCAACCATGACTGCGTACACAACCATACCCACACCAAATCCTAAGAATCTTGCAGGCCATAACAATCCATCAAAACCTTCTACTGCGTATTTAGTTCCCCATATATAAAAGTATGATATTGGTATACCAAATAATGCCAGTAGAAAAGTATTCTCTTTAAACCATTCCCACTTGAATTGTCCATTTAGTTGAAAGAACACTGCGATGTGTCCTACCAAAAACCAAAATAAACCCAACAACACATACCTATTCATTATCCGTTGATTTTCATTAGTATTTCTTGCTCTCTGTATAGATTTACTTTTTCACCATCTAACTTAAGTTGGATTCCTGTATTAGGTACAATTACCATATCACCAACTTTTAATTTCATAGGTATTTCTGTACCTGTTGAGGTAAATATACCACTACCAACTGCGAGTACTTCACCTTTCATCTGTTCTTTGTTAGATTCAGGTTTGTATAACCCACCTTTGGTCTTTTCCTCTTCTTTGATTACTTTGACTAAAACATAGTCATTTAGTGGTTCATACGATTGCCACCACTTCTTTTTTGCAGTCTTTGCCATAACTTCTTTCTAATTTGTTTACAATATACAACTTTTTTTTGATATACACAAGTATTATTCTTGATTTCTTTTTAATATCTCAATCACTTGTCTTAAATCTTCTGAATCACGGAATACTATTGCATTATCCGTAATTGTTACTTCCAACTCATTATCCCACTCATCAGTAGTATTTGATTGGAATTCAATCTCATCAATTAATAATGAATAAAATGCTGGTGGTTCGAACTCTTCGAATACACCATCCATGTTCACAACACTATATTCGTTATTAACTGATGTCTCTTCTCTATCGAAACCTAATTCGATGAGGTCTTGTTCAGTTATCATCATTATATTTTCCCCGCGTCTAACTTATCAGTATTATTAATATCTTCAATTAATGACTCAATTTTTTCCTTGGTTAAATCTATGAAACCATCTTCTAACAAACCATATACTTCCCAAAGATTGTCTACAACTAATCTTTTTGAACATAAAGGACTTTTTGCTTTGATTTCTTTTCCTTCCGTTAACCAATCTTTTACATCGTCTCTTAAACTCATGTTACCATAATTATACCATTACACTATCAAACCCACCATTCTTGTCAACAATAATTCCTTTTGCTCTGACTTGAGAAGGATTTTTATCACTTTTATTGTTGATTAAGATTCTCTCATCTCTACCAATTCCCATCACTAACTGATGAAATGGTATTCCTAAGATATCCATTTCTTGAATTGTATCGTCTCTCAAAGACTCAGGTCTTGCGGTAGTCAATACAATATGGTGTCCACTTTTGAACCATGAAACCATCTTCTCAACTACACCAGGCAGTGCCTTAGATTTGAAAGGGTCAATATCATCGAAAGGTACTTGGTAAACCAAAGTCCCATCGATATCGCTAAAAATTGTTTTACTCATATTTCTCATTTTTACAGTACTAAAGTACAAAATTTATTTATAATTTCCAAACTTTTAATATTAAATAATTGTTAAATTTTACCAGTTTTCTCTTCTTTTTTGTTCATCATCCCATACCCAACTCATCAATCTTGTTTCTTCTACATCATGCAAAACGATTGTTTTATCTGTAATTTTACTATCGTAGAAATATTCATATCCAAAACAAGCAACATCACCTTCTATTTCTTGAATAATTCTATCAGAAAACATCTTACAACCATTTGCCCAATTTATATCGTGATAAGTATCCATTAATTGATAAATCATTCTTGCACCAGGCGTTGAACCATATACAGTACAATCAAATAGTGTATTGTTTGCTTGGGTTGGTTTCAAACCTGTAAAGAATGTTATATTTTCTGAAAGTTGATTTAGGACAATATCAAATGATTGGACTGGCTTACAATCTGCATCACAATATATTCCACCATAGTCTCTAAGTAATAGTAATCTAATTCTGTCACATATAAATGCCCATCGATATAAATCCGGCTCTCTGAGATAATTTGTTAGGTATGGGTCATCTTTGTACATTTCAAATACCTCATTACCCCAAACTTTACAATCATAGTCAAGATTTACTACTGCCATATCATCAGTAAACTTTTTGATATAATCAGGTATGGGGTTTTCACCAACCCATAGTTGGTGTATTATTTTAGGTATTTTTGTTTTCATATACTTAAGTGTCCTAATTTTTCGTGTAACCTCTTCATGTGTTTACATGGTGAATAAGGCCTAAACTCTCTTGCTTTACATTCACAATCTGATATGTGATAATCCGTAACAGTTACATTGTAATAAGACAACTTACCTGTCTTCTTGTTACGACTACCCATTTCTCTATACTGCCACTTCCTCATCGTCTATTTTTTTCATTAGTAAATCATACGACAACTCAGTTGGTTCTTGAAATAGAACCTCATGGTCACGATACTCAAACTTTTCCAAGTCATTGGATTGTTCCTTAACTATCTCAGTTAATTTACCTTCCAAGTCATCAGTATACATTACAACATCCGTTGCCACTTCCATTGTGAACTGATGTCCACCTTTCGGTTTCCAATGAGTTCGTCCCTCATGAAATCCATAATTCTCATAATACTGAGTATCAATTACAATCTTTGCCATATTTCTTAATTTTTAATGAACAATAAAATCTGTTAACTCTTCACCGATACCAACTCCGTTTTTAGTTATCTCATAACTGGGGTCCATACCTGAACTAATTACTGAATCAACTAGCTCTTGAATCGTATCAAAACTTTTATCATAATAACTACAATCTAAACTATACATATTTTTTATTTTTAACATGGACAGAATATCCACAATGAAACATATAACAATGCGAAAACACTACCTATAAACAAGGTAGAAACAATTGCATCTACTGGATTTTCAATCAAATACTTTACTGCCTCTTTATTAAATTCGTACCAATCTTTCATATTTTTTACTTTTTAGTTTTTAAAAAAAAGGTGGTTTGTTTCACAGGTTTTTGTCCCTTAAGTCTAACCACCTTAAGAAAAGACTTGCGTTTCTTTATACAAATGAACCACTATTGATAAACTTACTAACAACTCCGTATTCTGAGTGACTTAAAGCGTCATACCAATCTGATGCCACCTCATCTTCTACAAGAGATATCGGACAATCAAAGTCTGGTTTGTTGTTAACAAATGCTGGATAAACAATTCCTGTGTTGGTGTCGACCCAACTTCCTACTGATTTCAATTCTACTAAATTCATATTTTTTAATTTATTACTCATTATTACACTACTAATATCGTTAATTTTTTTGACAATTCCAAATTTTTAATGTTAAGAAATTGTTAAATTTTATACACATCCCATTATTGAATCGATGTTCTTAAGAACACTTTTACTCATGTATTCTTTATTCCAATCTAACCAGCCACCTTTTTGAACAACCTTGTCAATATATTCTTGAGTGTTGTCATTTTGGTGAGTGTAGTTCTTACTGATTTCACACCACTCGTTCCACTCATTTATCCAATATTCTTTTGAACCCCAATTAGGTTTGTTCTCAATAAAGATGTAAGAAGGGAAATACTTTAATGGAGTGCCATTGTCAGTAGTTGGTGAATCTTCTCTCATTTCGTACATATCAATCATACCATTGAAAGTACCACCTTGTAAGATGCCTTTCCAAGTCTCTATCTTTTGAAAATCAATAGGGTCTACTTTAGAACCATCTTTCTTACAGACATTCACTCTTACTGAAGAACCACCACTATAAACATCAGAAGTAGCGGAACAAACTAAGTTAGGAAAGTTTTTCTTGACATATTGTTTGATTATCGAAGCGCAATACTTTGCTCTCATTTGGATGTAAGTTTCGTCATCCCATTGAGTTGAACCTTTTAGTACTAATGCTGCTTTTGGTAATTCGTAGATATCACCATTGATTGTTAATTTGATTTTTTTACTCATATTTTTTAATTTACTATTTCTCATTCTTACATAGTAAAGATACGCAAAAGATATGGTTTCGCCAAATTTCTAATGTTAAATAATTGTTAAATTTTACCTAAATTTGAATTTTTTTCGTGGTTTTTCCCACATATCATAGACTTCGTCTTTTTCATATCCAAAATTAACATAATCATTGTAAAATCTATCATAACAAACTTGTCTAAGGTGTTGTTCATCAAATGAAACTCTTGGAAAGGCTGACTTACCTATAAATGGAATCTCAAAATCATCAGGCATAAACCAAAGTTCTTTTAAGTCTTCTTTAATACTTTCTGCTCTGATGAGTAAATCTACTTGTGGTCCAACATTTTTTATCCCATTCCACAATCCCCATGCATCTATCCAATCTTGTGACATAGATTGTAGAGATTCTATTGGTCCAGCTTTGGGGTCATCAATTTCGTGTTGTTGTCCTGAGTATGCGTACTTCCAATAACTTAACCACCTATAATATGGATGTCTGATACTAGCTATGTGAATGTAATCATCACCTGCCTCTTCAGGCCAAATGTTTACATGGGTAAAATTAGATGGGTGTTCTTCACTTGGCCAATCGGGGTTTAAATCACAATGTTCTATAAAAATATCTCTTACAGACCTTGATGCAACCTTTGCAGGTGCAGTCCATACAAATTTGTATTTGTGACTTATATTTGCACCCCTTTTTTGACTATCAAATGACATTATCTCTCTGTATTAAAAAAGAATGTTTGGAATAATCTTCCATCGTATTTGTCTCTACCAAAATAATCTAAAGACTGATGAAAGAAATCACCTCTATAAATTACTAATCTGTTATAGACATTTGCTAATCTTTCAGTCATTTCCCATTTTGTCATGTCTTGGGAATCTTTGTAAATTTCATCCATTAGTTCTTTATCATAAGAACCATCGTCTTTTAGTGGATGACTAACTAAGCCAGTTTCTTTGTGTTTAAATAAACCTGTTCCTGCGCTCAATGGGGCGTTTGGTGTTAAGTAACAAACTCCTGCCCATCTCGTTGTATTATCACAATGAATCCAACTTCTTTCTCTTGAAGTTGTGTATTGATATGCTCCTGTATATTCATCACCCCAATCAATAATTCTACCCCATTGTGGTGACAATATACCTTCAATGGTATCCATTACTGATTTATTGAGAAAGGGTTTTGTTCTTTGTCCTGGGTAGTTACCTCTGACACCGAAGTCTTGTTGTAGTGCGAATTCTCTTACTTCATCTACATTTGAGTAAAAGTCATCAACAATGTATGCGTTTACATTCATAACTTTTTTCTAATAATTAAATTGTTCTAAATCTTCTCGATGAATTCCAATATATTCTTGGAGTTGCTCCTAAGTACTTTTTTTTATGAAGTCTTTCATTGAAATCGTTACGAGTCTGATTTAGTTGTGCGTTTCCGTTTTGTTGTTCTTGATTTACCATTAATTTATCTCATATACTTTGTTATACTTTCAGGTGCGTTGTCTTTAACCCACGCGAATAGTAACATTTTCCAAGTCTTTTCAGGTAGAATTCCTTTACCCTCTCTTTTAACTGGCAGAGATAAGAATCCTTTTGCTATTCCTTCTACATTGTTTCCGTCTGCGTCCTTGTAGAATACCGTATGTTTTGGGTTGTTAAGAATCACATCAACCCTACCATTTAATCCATTTGGCATTGCCTTTGTTATAAGACCCCAAACAGTATTTGCTGCACCTTCATGAGTTTTTAGTAAAATATCTTCAGGCACCATTCGTTCTCGTTTTCTATTATTTTCCATTGCGGTTACATAGTTAGTAAGTACCCATGTTAAGTGAATATTTTTAGACTGATATCCGGCTTTCTTTAACATTGGAATTACATTTGTAATATCTGTAACATCCTTTGCGGTGATGTCAAACATGATATTAGGAAGTGTTTCAGGATTATCTTTTCCGACTAATAGTTTTTCTAAGGAACTATCTTTGATACCTGTTGCTTTTACTAATTGATGTAATGCTCTAACATGGTCAGGTTTTTTTAGTTGTAAGTTTCTTAACTGAAACCCTTGTGATTGTAAATTTCTGATGTTTTCTATTTCTTTTGCTGGAATGTTTCTACCATATTTCTTTATGATACCATCTATGTCTATTTTACCTAATCTGTTTAGAATTTGAAGTTGTTTTTTCATTTGGTCAACATCACGAACTTTAAATGCGGTGTTGTCTATAAAATGTGAACTTGAGAAACCTTTACCACTACCTGCACCACCTGCCAAAAAGACAACTTGACCATAAGGTTTTCTTTGATTATATACAATTAATTTTTCATCTAATTGTTCTTCTGTGATTACTTCGTATATTAAATCTTTAATCATTTATGCCCTTTTCTGAAACTTTCGTTTTAATCTTTTCTGTTTTTCAGTTTCTGGTCTTACACTTTTTACACTATCTGCCGAACCTGGCTGACCTTGTACTTTATAGGGAAACATCTTATTTAGTTTATCCTGGCGTTCATCACACCCACAATCGTCTGCTCCTGCCACCTCTGCAATCTTTTCAGCAAGTTTATCTAACTTTGTGGCCGATGTGATTTTTTTAATTGTATCACCCAATCCTTTTGATTGTTCATTCCATTTCATAATTTTCACCTATTTCAACATTGAAACCATCTTTAAGAAACAATTGATATAGGTTTTCAACCATTACCATGTCCCCTGTATAAATATCACACTTTCCATTATTATGTACTATTTGAGCTATCGATTGTCCCTGTGTCACTGGATACGACAAATACTTTCTTAGTACTCTAATAACATCCTCAAAAGAGTGATGGTCATCATTTAATAAATATAGTGTTGAATTCATAAATCATAATAAATTACATTTTCTATATCGTATTCATTTTTATACTTTTCAACATATATTGGTACTTCGATACTTGCACCTATAACTGCTTCAACTTTTACATCATCATTTGTTTGTACATAAACTATAAACTCTTCCTCAAACATTGGGTCAAGTTTTTTTACTACTATTTTCATTTGGTTTCTCCAACATATCCATTAGCTCTTTAATGTGTTGACATTTAGTATAATCTTCTATATCTTCATAGAAGTTTAACATCTTGTTCAACAAGCGTTTTTTAGTAGACAAATCAATGTAATCAGGATTATACAATAAGATATCGTAAACCTCATCCATTGCCTTTGTTACATATTCTTCAGCCATAAATATATTTTGGAAAGTTAATAAAACTACATTTTTGCGATAGCTTCAGAGAAAATCCACCCTAAAATACCAACAATACCACTAAAAAGTACCCAAAGTGCCTTTACAACACCACTTTTCCACTCTTGAAGTTTTTCCAGCTCGTTTTTTAATTCTGATATTTCTTCAGGTAATTCACCTGCATTTTTTCTGAATTCAGTATTTTTGTTTACTCTGACAATTACACCATTTTCTGGATTAAGTAAGGTATATTTTATATCTGAGAAATCTTCCTTTAAATCTTGTTGAAACTCGTGTAGAGCATTGATTGTTTGTTCCATTCGTTTAAGTTCACCATTTGGTAACTTAGTTTTCATCTTCCCAATCTCTGCGAGAATCTCGTTAAGTATGTCTTTTTGTGTACCTGCCATTGCGTAAATCCCTTTTATTTTTATAAATATGAAGTTTTATACCAAATCGCAGCTTTACTATCTGATTTTTCGTGTTCTGGTCTATCTTTTGTAAAGTAATATAATGCGAATGAATATCTTGATACTTCCTCAGGACAAACTAATGGTGTTGGGTGTCCATGTATTGAGTCATCCGTTGTATTAAATATTACTGCTCTATTAAATGTAGGTAGTATAGATTTTACCTTAACTAATGGGTCTTTTTCATATAAATCTAAATGACCATTATAGTTCCAATTTGGAGTAAGATATAATAGTAAGTTAATTCTTCTCCAGATATCTTTGTTTGGATGTTTGTTATAGTCTGAATGTAATTCTAATCTACCACCATTTTTAATTTTGTGAATTCCACCACCTTCGAAGTCAACATCTGCAATCAAATCTTTTATGCCTGTTAAATTCTCTAAAAATAATAAAAATGGTCTTGAGTTAAAATATTGTAAACATTTCCAAACTGCGGGCATATCTGATTCTATTCTGTTTTTGGAATCTGTATCGAATGGAGTCCACCATTTGTTTACCTGCGAGTCCCTTTCGTCTTCAGGATATCCCATCATAGAATCAAACATCCACTCTTGGTGTTGAGACATTTGATTGTAACATTGTAACGCCAAGTCTTCTGGTATGAAGTCATCAATGACAATATGTGGAAACGGATTTGCTAATGCGTAGTTTGACCTACAACTATCAGCCAATGATTTGTTTATCATAACTTATTTGTATATAATTCTTGTATATAATTCTCTAATATTTCTTTTCTCTGACTTGGTTTAAGATGTTCTACTGCAAGTACAGATTTGATTCTAACATTAGGATATTTTTTCTGTAATTTTTGTACTGCTCTTACATTCTTTATTGAGTCATCCATGAATGCGATGTCAGTATATCCCTTCTCAATATGTTTCTCAATCCAATCTGCTTTGTCTTTAGGATTATTACTTGCCAATGTGACAGGATAAACATCCATACCATAAGTGTCTTTGAAAAACTTTCTGATTGGAAATCCTAATGCTCTTGCGGTTAATATTGTTACCTTTTTTTCTGGATTAGATAACATCTTCTGTAATAATTTGAAATTCTTTTTGATTACTTTAGGATTATTCAACATACTATTGAAATCTCTAAAGTCAAACTCATCACCCCTTTGTGGTTTGTATTTTGCGTATTGTCCAGGGTCTAATGTAGTTTCTGTACCATCTTTATGTGTAACATAGATATATGCGGTACTCTTTGCGAGTGTATCATCAAAATCAAAAACTCTTAATACTCTACCCATAATTTATCCTTTTGAATAAATATACGAAAATATTCGCAAATATCCAAACTTTTATTTGATTTTCTTTAGGATAGGTTCTATATCTAATGCTATCGTATACTGTTCTTTATGTCTGTATGCGATAGGTTCAAACTTTTGTTTTGTTATCTTCGATACGAACTTTGCTAATTGTTTAGTGATATCATCTTTTGATATACTACCTAAACTATCAATCTTATCTAAATCTTTTGAACTCTTTGGAATACAAACTAAAGTTGGTCCTTTACCTAAAAAATCAGGATGAACATAATTAAAATTAAACTCAACATATTGAGATGGCATTTGTGCGTCTTTTGCGTTTGATGTTAATACAACCTTTGCTTTTCCATAAAACATTACTTCGTTTAATGGTTGTTTTCCTTCGTTTAATATGTCTTTTAATTTTATCATAATTTTCTTTCTAATCTAATAAGTAACCATAAGGTGTTGCGTCTATATCCAATCCAATTGGATAGTTTTCTAACTTTAAATCCACAGTCATAGTTCTCTGAATGTATGGATTATAAAATTCACCTTCGGCGTCTAAACAAATTAATCCATTGTGTACATCTGCTACTAAAACATTATTCCAAACAACATATTCTTGGTCACCTGGAATCTCTATTCCTGCATACTTGTTGTCGATATTTTCCCAAGTGTAAGTTCCGATGTCTAACAATGCATCATTGTCGTCACCATCTGAATCTAAAACATACAATGCGAAGTGTTGTCTATCTAATCTTGGTTCACCATCATCTACTTGTAGATACAGAATGAATATTTTTTTGATAGTATCGTCAATGTATTTTACACCACCAAATGATTTGATTTGTGCATATCTCTCATTTGGGTCAAAAGATTCCCCATCAAGTGAAATCTCGAATACAGGTTCTAATACTTCTTCTTTTTCACATCCTAAAATTAGGAATAAACTTAATAATAATAATAATTTTTTCATCATTTTAACCTTGCTCTAAATGGTATGTCATTTTCTCTCCAAAAAGCGTTTAGCATACTATGAAAGTTTTTGATAAGTTTTATCGCTTCTTTCTTCTTTTCAGGTGTATGGGTATCTAATCTTCCCTGTGGAATAATTCCTTTCGTAAATTGACTGATTTTAAATATACCAACCTCATTTACAGGTTCAGTTAGATTATCACCACCATCTTTACCCTTTCCTTTGTGTAAAGACCTATTCATGCCAACGCCTTCTTTCTGATAAGTGTTCCTACCACCTAAACACCTACCATCTAATGTAACCGGCCCTGGACATTTGTTTCCAAGGTTATCATAATAAATCTCTTTTATATACTTATCTTTCACTAACATTTGATGTAACTCTTTACCTTTTCCTTTTATATCTTTCTCTGCCATTCTATATGTAGGTCCTTTGAATAATTTTACATATAGTTTTTCTAAGAAATCATACTTTTTTTCATCAGGTAAAGATTTCATTACTTTATTTATTTTTCCTCTATTTTTGTATATGTATTTTTTCATATCATCGTAGAAGAATGTATTTACATTTTCGTTTATTGATTCATTGAATATACTTGTTTTTCGTGTATCAATTTTTAACTTTTTTAGTAAATCATAAATCTGATATATTTCACTATCTTTATTGTGACCAGGATGTAATTCAATATCTATTGTTTTTCCATCGAGTGATGCACCTTTAAATTTTCTATTGATTTTCTTTAAACCTAAATTTAATGCTTTAAGTACTTGTTCAGAGTTTTCATCCATCGGCATATCTTTTGGAAACTCAACTTCAAAACTTTCTTTAACAATTCTAAAGTTGACTACCCTTCTACCATTAATTGTTGGCATACCATGGTCATCTTTTCCGATTGATTTAACAACTACTTTCTTGTTCTTAAATCTACCTGTTAAGATGGTGTCGCCTACTTTTACTGGCAATACGATATTTTCCGACCAAAGTGTTTTCATTTTTTTATTTTTTAGTTGTGTTTTGAAACTTAAACTTCTCACCTGTAATAGATAACTTATCTATAACTTCAGTTTGAACATCTCTTAATAGTTTCTCTAACTTGTCTTTTTCGACAACCATAGCAGATACCTTGTCTTCTAATGCCTCATTCCTAGCTTTTAGTGATTCTACCTCTTCAGGATTCTTACCTATAAAAGTATAGATAACAACTGAAAGTGAACCAACTAACATACCGACAATTACTTTGAATATATCGTTATTAGTTTCAGGTATCTCAAAAAATGCTAAAAATAACAAAAGTCCCATTACAAGTATGAATACTGTAGCAGCACCTATATATCCTCTTAGTTCTTTATCTTTAAACATATCCCCTCTTTTCTTAAACTCTTTTTGTTTTTTTTAAATAATTAAACATTTCATGACCCAGTTTCATTCCAAACTTGGAATCACTTGGGTAATGTGCTCTTCCTATATTTCTACTTTTAGATATGTCTCTACCCAAACTCATTAAATTATATTGATGTTGGGGGTACATATCTGATAAAACTCTACCTATAAGTATCCCCTGACAAGAATGTCCGCTTGGATATGATGGAGTTTTCATTGAATCCATAATAGTATCATCACCAATACTCATATCTATCAATGGATGTTGTGCCAATTGATATGGTCTTGGTCTATTATAGTGATATTTTAATTTCATTATTAGTATAGAACTATCTTGTAATAATTTTTCTACTATGCTATCTGGAAATTCTAATCCGACTGTATCTAAATACTCTTTGAATGTTCTATCGACATCATCCATTTTTTTTACAAAATCTGGATCCTGTCTTAATTTTGATAATTCTTCTAATTCTATTCGAGTTTTTGATGAGGCATTACATGAAGGTGGATTTCCCATGAAGTTTTTTAGTGGAAAATCTTGGAGTAAGGATGGGGTTCTTTTCATTTTTTTCAGATGTTTTGGTTTTATTTCATCTGTGTATCCCATTTTTTTAAGATTGTGTATATCTGTAAGTTTCATCTTCCTTGTCCGCGATATTTCTTCTTATAGTGTTTACTTCCTTTACTTCTTGATGTTTTGGTCTTTGAGTGTATACCCGGCCTCTTCTTTGGGGGTGTACGATGATAGGTACTAACTACCGCTCTCTTTGCCATTTTATAACCTTTCTAAAACTGAGATGCTGACTTAACCTCATCTATATGTTCTTGTAACTCGTCTAAAGTAACTGGACATTCTAAGTCCAATCCTGCTTTATACATTTCTTCTTTTATACCATCTTTGAATACTATGATGGTCGGCGCCATTCGTATTCTATATTCTTTTTTAGCGTTTGGTGCAGTTGCTATATCAATTCTGTAATAGTGAGTTATTCCTTTAAGTTTGTCCCAATCTTGAAATGCGTTTGCATCATTAAATTTTGCCCAAAACTCAACTATAACGATTGACATTTCATCGTCACCAAATGCGGACTTATTAGATATTTTTTCATCAAAGTTACTATCTGTTATCCAATCTTGTCCAAATGAGTTACTACTAATAAGTAACATCACTAAAAATAACAATTTTTTCATATACTGAAACCTGTTTTATCTACGACTTTGTTGTAATTCGTAGAGTCGTTCATCAATTTTATCAAGTTTATCCTTGATATCGTCTACATCGTCTTGAGTATCTAAAATGGTCTGGCGAATTAATTCGTCCTTCAGGTCATACTCAGTTCTATCAATGACAGGTGCAGGTAATTCCTTTGCCTCTTGGATGTCACCTTGAAGAGTAAACCACATTCCGACAACCGTTGCTACAAAAAACAGAATTACCCCGATTGTTTTTAAATCAAGGGTAATTTTAGTTTCTTCTGATACTTGCTTTGCCATAACAATCTCTTCCTCTATTACCTAAATGTATAGTTTATACCAAATGTTGTAATGAAAAATTTAGAATCCCACATTTGAGTATATTCACCTTCTGCGAATAATCCAATTGATTTTCCGATTTTCCATCCAAAGTTTGCACCTGCTTGGTAATCCCACCATTGTTCACCTTCTGCTGCGTCTGCCAACCCATACTGGTCCCAATCGTTTCTGTATAAGTAAGATAGGGGAACTCTACCGAAATCATCTTTATCACCCATTACATACTTGTGATGTGGTAAAAATGCTGAACCATATAGGTGTAGCCAAAAGTTTGACTTGTAGTGATAGAAATCGAATCCGACTACTGGTGAAATTAATCCAAATTCTGCCGTATTACCTAAAATATCATTATTGTATTCTGAGATTAACCTTTTATATGCACCATCTCTAAATTCTAAATCCGAAGATGCAATTCTTCTTCCTTCAGGGTCCCACCAAAAATAACCACCTATATTTTGTTCTTGACCTGTTATAGGATTTAAAATAGTTGTTGTATAAAATGCGTCTTGATATCCGTATTCATATGCAAGTTCATACCAGTAGTTAGCTTGTGAACCATCAGGATTTAAAGCACTTACCCAAATTTCATATGGATTTACACCATATACTCTTTCGTGAGTTCTGAATGCTGCTCCTGCTGATATAGAGAACTTTTTACCAATTGGTAATCTTCCTCTTACTTCTGCTGCACTATAATTAAAGTCAAATGCACCTTGATATCTTTGTTCTAATTTTACAATATGGTGTTTACCTGTATGTCTAAGGAAATATCTTAGGTTAGACCATTCTTCACCTCTTCTTCTCTCTTTTTCAAAGTGGAATAAGTATTCCCACCCTGTTACTGCTGAAGTTGGTGCGATTAGTGCGTTTTGTCTTTCTAAGTTTTGGTCACCTGTCCAAAAGTTACCTGGCTTTCTTTCGTATCCAAAGCGACCTAATTTACGAATACCAAACCCGATTCTATAATCTGATGGGAAGTATTCAGTAACATCTACTACTTCAGGTACATCATAAATACCTTGTCCATCTGGTGTTCTAATTAAGTATTTTTTGTCCGAACTTTCGTAAGGTGCTCTATAATCACCTGCTCCATATACTGTTGCGTATTTGAAGAAGTTATTATAGAAAGTTTTTAATATTGGTTTTTTGTCTTTCTTTTTTTCATCTTGTGCATTGACACTCATTGGCGTAATCATCAAGATAATCATCAAAATTGATAATAAATTTCTCATTGTGGTTCTAACCCCTCTTTACTTTTTAGCAAATTTTTCTAACCCTGCGATACCAAAACAACCAAGAGTTACAAATACGAATGAATTGTAAATGAACTCATTGATTACTAAATCTTTTCCAAAGTATCCAGTTGCAAGGTCAAAGAATGCGAATAGAGTCATGACTGCGAAAGACATGAAACCAATTACATTCTTTTCATTAATGTCGTTGTCGTCCTTAAAGATGTTTTTAAATGCCATCCATTTTCTCCCGATATATTTAAACATAATATATAACCTTTTATTTAAAACTGATTACTAATATAAATAGTCTATTTTAGTATTAACCGTTTATGTCATTTGAATTAATTAAAGTGTATGTAAATGAGTTACCCCAAACATCTCTTGCTTTTCTACAAATTTCCATAAACAACTTAAAATCATCGTTTGCTGCGATTACTTGACACCCTGCCGACCACTTGTCAACTTGTACCGATTTACCACCTTCTCTTGCAGTAGCTCTGTGAATATTAATTCCATAAATTCCTTCATGTACATTCTCTTCAATAAAGTCGTATGTGTCATCTCTATCACCATCTCTATATACTTTTAATGGTTTCTTTTGTCTCAGTGCCTCATACTTACCTTGATGTAGTCCAATCTTATGTGAACCTCTGTATTGACCTTCTTTTAGAATTGCCACTCCATTTTTATTTAGAAGTTGTTTCTCAGTCCAATGTGAACCTGGGTCCGTAGTTGCGTCAAAACAATGAAAGTTCCACTCACCATTTTCATTTTTGTATGAGATAGTAAGATGGTCATCGAACCTATTTGTTACTTCATTATTAGTATCTGCGTTTCTTACACCAACGATATTTACATCATAATTGTCCGATGTAAACCATTTGTATCCTTTTGCTTTTACTGCGTCTTGTATTTGTTCTCTTGTATAAGACATGATTATTTCCTTTTTTTACGACCTGCACAATGAGCTTTTTGTGAGAAACCCTTTGGATTACTGCAGTCGATTGATTTTTTATATTTATCTGACCATTTCTCATCAATCTTTTTGATAAGTTCCTCTAACCTTTTTTCTAAGGTTTCTTTTTTAGATGGGAGTCCTTTATGTTTAGTTGCCGCATATTTTCTAACATCAGATGGTTTCATGTTCTTAGCAACCTTTTGCGCATCCTTTGAAAAGTCTGACGCCTTTGCATCACCTTTTTGTATCGCTCTAACGATACCCATGAATTTCTGTTGTTGTTTACTTAGTGCGGGCATAAAATCTCCTTACTAATAAGTATCTAATAAAAAATTTATAGGGATGGTCCAAGTAATATCAAATGGGTCATTAACCTCTGCTACGCCCTTTTGTTCGTTGAGTGATATAAGAGTCACCCTTTCGCCCTCTACCAGACTTCCCCTGTGATTGCTGAAAGTCTCCCTCATCAATATTTTTTTTCCTATTTCTTCTTGTAAATTTTTCATAAGTTTCGTAGTATTCGTCTTCAAAGTCTATACTTCTTAAATCAATTTTTCCCATGTTTGATTATCCTTAAATTCTTGATTTTTTCAAGAAATTGTTCAACTGTATAATTTTTGTTTTGTTCGTCTTTTATTTTGACTTCTGTAAGTGTATCAGGATATTTTTCTACCAATCTTTCAAGAATTCCAAACCCTTCTTCTGTCCAAAAATTTTTGAAAGAAACCTCACCTAAGATGTTTGTTGTAAAGTCTGCATCTTCTTCTGAATCGTCTGGTAGTAATATAAAGTATCTCATAGATTTATTAAACTTTTTTCATAGTGTTTTATTCGATTAACCTTTATATTAAATATGTCTAACTCAAACGAACCGACTTCTAAATCGTTCCCGTCAAAGATTTCTGACCACTTTTGGATGTAGGAATATGAGTTGTTTGTAAGTCTATTTGCATCAAAACTTATTTCGATATCAGAGTCTTCGTGGACATTTATTTTTTCTCTTAAATCAAAATTAGTATTTGGTTGTTCCAATTTTATGTAACTATCAATTGCGTCTTCATCAATATCAATTGTAATTCTATCACACCATGGTTCTAAAATGTTTAGTATTTGGGAATTACCATTTTCTACATTGAACTCAATATCATATTTATGTGGAACTTCAGGCAACATTAAATTATCATGTTTTACAAAATGTCCCCATTTTCTAATAAAATTCCTTGTTGACCTCATGTTTTGTTTCAACCACTCATCTGACTCTTTACCCACTTCAGTTAATGTTGGATTATATCTTGAACCTCTACAAGTCATATGATATACACACCCATCCCAAGTCTGAATCAAGTCGTATCCATTCAGTAAGAATCTGTTAAATATGTCAGAGTCTTCTTTTGATTGTGGTGCATACAATGGGTCGTGTCCACCGATTGATGTAAAATCTTCTTTAAATAAAAACCAAGGTGCAAATATACCTTTAGTTGTTTTTCCGTGTTTATATCTTTCTTTACCTGAGTTAAACCATTCTAAGAATCCATCTTCATCAAAGTCTTCAGGTTCAGTTTTCCAATCCTTCAACACTTTTTCAGGCCCATCGGGGTGAAGTGGTGGTTCAATTCTTGTCAATGAAATAACACTTAATGGTTTAATATGTTCTAATACAGATTCTAATGCGTTTGGACATAGATACATATCAGCATGATAGATTCCTACAATCGGAGTAGTTGCAACTTCATTTATCAATCTATCATACAGAATAGTATGTCCCAATCTTGTTGGTCCTTCATTTCTAATAGCTTTGAAGTTTGGGTCTTCTTTCATTCTATCTTGACACCACTCCCAAGTTCCATCAGAACTGAAATCATCTGCTACACATATTGTTGGGTCAGGTCCACCATTTTTTCTGATTGACTCGTATGACCATTTTAAATACTTCAAGTTATCTCTTGAAGGCTGGATAAAACTAATATCTTTTTTACTTAACATAATTTTTTACCTTTTTAATTAAATCATCGTAGGTTTGTACATGATATATTTTTTGACCTGATAGTTTAGGGAAGAATCTTTCATATGAGTTATGCTTTACTTCATACCCTTTTATTCCATATATAATATTTTGTCCACCAAAGTATGATGCCAATGCTGAGTTACCACCTTGTGTTGATATATGATAATCACAATTACTCAAAACTGCCATTTGTGTTGTATTGTAATCTAACTTGTAATCTTTTTGGAAGTCTTGCATCAATGGAATCCCCATTTGATTTGCCAAGTTCCAATCACCCCATACTCGTTGTGGACTTCCATCATTCGTAATATCAGTTGAGGATGGTCTATTATATACAACTTGAAATTTATCTTTACACAACTCAAATATTATTTGTAATGATTCTAAATCAATGTAATTTATAGGATGGTTGCCCCATTCTGTTTGAAACTTATTTGAGATTACCAATAATGGTTTCTCTAAAAACATTTCATACTTTGATTGATAATAATCTTTTAGATTTGGCGGTGACCATTTATCTTCCCACATTAGTTTATCACCAACGACAGGTTTTGAAAAAACACCTGCCACATGATTATGTGGTTTGTAATAAGATTCACCATCGATGTCTACTCTTAAAAATGGTTCTCGTGAGTTGTATATTTCATTTACTTTTATATTCGGATAAAGTAACTTTGCACCAACTGCACCATTCACTACAATATCGTGACCTTGCTCTTTATACCAATTGACTAAAGGTAGTGCGGTAAATAACTCGTAACCAAATTCACCATTAATATCGAATGTCATTATAAATCCAATTTTAATTGTTTACCTTTATAAAGAGATTTTATGTAATCTTCTAATCTATCTTTTGGTTCCCAGTTAAGGAACTCTATTGCTTCATCAGACTCTCTGATTGTCTCTCTGTAATTACCATGTTGGTCTGGAATATATACTTTGGTTGCACCACCATACTTTACAAACATATCAGCAACTTCATTGATTGAGTAATTCATACCTGTACCGAGTTCCCATGCATCAAATGTTGGTTTAACATCATGTCCATTCAATCTTAGTAATGCGTCAACAATATCGTATACATGAGTAAAGTCTCTTCTTTGTTCACCATCACCAACGATTGTTATTGGTTCACCATTTTGAACTTGTCTTCTCCATATACCAATCACTGCCGCCCAATCACCTTCGATAACTTCATGTGGTCCATAAACATTATAGAATCTACAAATCTCAATATCCATATTGTAAGTTCTTTTATATAACTTACATAATTCTTCACCAAGATATTTACAAGCCGCATATGGTGATTGATATGGGTCGTGGTGTTTTGAAGATGAACCTGCGTAAATTACTTTTAAATCTTTTTTTCGTGCCCACTCAAGAACTCTTTGAGTACCTATTGTGTTTACATTAAAGGTTTCTGATGGATTTTCGAAAGATGGCTGGATTCTTGATAGTCCAGCCAAGTGATAAACTAAATCAAAACTATTGTCCATTCCAAAATAATAGTTTACATACTCAACCGTACCCTCAACATAATGACACCCATTCACATGATTTTTTTCTGTACCTGTTGAGTAATCATCAAGAGATACTACTTCGTGTCCGTTTGTAACTAATCTTTTAATTAAATTTGTACCGACAAATCCGGCACCGCCTGTAACTAATATTTTCATAATAATGGTATTCTATTTGGATTATCTGTTCCCTCTATTGGTTTTACAAAAGTTTGGTCATCGTGTTCAGGCAATCTACCCCACTTGTTGATAAACTTTCTTGCGTTATTTGATTCTGATTCTTGTTGTCTTTTTGATTTAGAATTTAATTTATCTTTTGCCTCATCTCTAAAATGAGAACCTCTTGCTGAAAAATGATATACAACTGACTTGGATGACATAACAAATTTATATCCTTCTAATTGCATTCTAATAAATAAATCCATGTCATCGTATGATGCGGGTGCGAATAGTGGGTCGTTACCACCAATCCAAACATAGTCTTCTTTTTTACAAAAGAATCCTGCACCACCACCTTTTCTTACACGAGTCTCTGGCATATCTGATAATTTTTGTGACCAATCATCAAACCACTCTTTATCAAAGTTATGATGGAATTCTCCAAACTCATCAGTTGATACAAATACAGTACCAGGTCGGTAATCAGGGTCATTAGGAAATATTTTAGGTTGGATTCTAAATGAAGATGCGATTATTCTGTCAATACCATCACCCTCTTCGACAATCTTTTGTAACTCTATATCTTGATTTGGTGCAATCCACATATCAGAATGAATTATGTTTACATACTCGGTTTCTGATTTGTCAACACAAAAGTCCATACCACCACCAATTCCTCTTGGTATATCGTTATGTTCTATAAAACCTTTTAGATTCTTGTCCTCTTGCATTTGGTTAAGTAACCACTCGTCTGTACCATCGGTACAATTCTCTGCGTGAATCACAATCGGTTGGTCTTTGTAATATGCATTCTTTCTTACTGATTCGTAAGCAAGTTTTACATAATCAAGATTATTATTTGTCGATATACAAGTTGTTATTGGACTTTCCATACATCTTTCCATTTATATGTTTTCGTTTGTTTCATAAAGTTGTAAGCATTGTATTTAGAATACTCACTTGCTTTAGGATACCAATCGGTTGACTTTCTTTGTTCATTTATATCTTTTCCATCCTCACCAACAACATATTTTCTTTTTCTTGGATGTTCTCTATTATGTACTAATAAAATATTCTTTACAATATACAAAGGAATTTGGTTATTTCCAAATATTGTTAACATTTTATTCATAAAAGCAGTATCTTCGTGAGTGAAGAATACTGATTTAGGTATGTTTACACCACTTCTAATGATTTCAGATGAGATTACTAAACCACATCCGTTAAATTTGTAGTTGTATGTAGATTCTATATGTGGTGATTCAACATCTGAATTTATCTCTTCCATTTTATCATAATCCATATAACATCTTGTTCCATACCATGCGTGTGCGTCTCTTGGTAAATCAGTTAGTTTTGGATGTTCTAATGGTTTCCATGAATCATCCCACATTTTACAAGTTGAAAAAAATCCAACCCACTTTGGTGTTTGGTCTTTAACTGCTTCATGTAATGATAATATTGTTTCCATCGCTTGTGATGGTACTAACATATCAGATTCACCCCAAAACAATACATCTACAAGTTCACAATACTTTTCGTTAAAATCTCTTCTATAATCTGCGATAGTATATAACTCATCTTTTGTTGAGTATGTGATATCGTAACCTTTAAGTTTATATTGATTACAAACTCTGACATACTTTTCCATAATGTATGTCAACATATCGACTTCTTCAGAAATCTTTTCTAAGTCTTGATTTGTGACTAAACACATATCAATCTTGACCTTATCTTTTTGATTACCAATTGATTTAATTAAAGAATCTAAATATTCCTCAAACATATCAATCTCATACCATTGTACTAAACAACCTGCCGCTATCATAGTTCTATTCTTGGGATACCTTCATAACCAGGATTGGTATCTGAGACCATTTCCCATTCTACACCTTGTTCTTTTAACCAATAGTAAATACCTTTAGTTGCTTTTGCAACTGATTTTATTTCTCTTGGCCCCATTGATGTTTTTGCATATACAATCTTTTCGTGTTCGTCACCATAGAAGTGTTCTTGAAACACTCTTTGTGTATCATCTTCTGTTCCATTTTCAAATGATGATAAATCACCAATATCCCAACCAACCGTAACAATCTTTTTACATCCTAAGTAAAGTGCTAATGGTAATGCCATTTCGTACATGATACCAGGTCCCCAAGGTTGATTGAATCCATATTCGGGGTGGTCTAACTTCATAGCGTCCCAATCCTCTCGTTCTGATAATGAGTGAATCATTTTGTTAGGACCAACTCCACCGCCTGTATTTGGATTATTTCTAAATATAGGAATGAATAAATCTGATTCTAAATTATTCTCGAAAATCATTTGAGGATGGAATTGTTCAAAGATTGCCCATGTTATGATTGATTTGTTGTCTGACCAATCGTATGGTGCGAAGTTACAAAAGTTTAGTAAGTGAAAGTCAGTAACATCTTTTACTAAATTATATGATTGTTTGATTGGCATACATAACTTGTCTGCCATAAACTCATTAAGGAATTGTTTATCATACTTTTTAAGTGAAGGACCGCCTGCAATTATATATGCAGTTTCATCTTTGTACTGATTCTTTAGTACCTTTAATCTATCTTCAGGTTCTTCTAATTGTAAAAGCTCTTTTCGTAACTTACTTGTTTGTAATTTCATTGAATTGTTTCAAAGTTTGTTCCCATGATTCAAACCTAATACCTCTATCATCTATGTAACAGATTGCTCTTGGTTTTTCACAAGTTATTTCTTTTATATAAGTATCAATCTCATATTTAGTTAACCACTCCCAAATCAACTCTTCACCTGTTTTACCATTTACAAGTGGTCTATCGGGTTTTACTTTTGCGGTAAATAAAACTATATCGTACCCTTGAGACTTAAACCACTTGATTGCGTCTAAAGAACCCTCAATAGGTGGGTCATATACAGTTCCATCATGGAATCCTTTTGAATTACCATGGACAACACCATCAAAGTCTATCGCAACTTGATAGTTGTTTTCGTGGTGTTGCATTTTGTCATATTCATCAATATTCATTTATTTGTTTCTTTTTCTAAATACATCACCATTTCTATATGAATAAGAACCATAGATAAACTTTCTTGGTGATTTTGTATTAAATTGTTTAGATACTGAATGATATGAATCAGGCGTTGATAGGAAAAATATTCCTTTGTTTTTCTTTGCCTCAACTGTTTGGTGTACAGGTAATGCGTTTTCGTTCCATAACCTTTGGTCTAACCTTGTCATACTATCAGATGAATGTATTACAAAGTCACCACCTTCCCAATCTTTATCATTAAAGAATATCAAGAAGTTCCAAATTCTCTTGTCAGTATCTCTATGTATTTCTCTTACATATCCATCTGTCGCTGACGACCAATCTATGTGTAAAAAACAATTGGTTTTAAGTGAACTATCTTTAGATATTACACTATTCCATTTTTTTAAATCGTCATTATAATAGTCTACAAAACTATGAAATACAGAATCGTCATTCAGATAGTTATAAAACTTTTTCCAAGTTGGTGCAGTTTCTAACCATTCATTGAACTTAGGACTTCCTGAGTTCATTTTTTTTCTACCACCCATTACTGTTCCTTCTGAAGATACATCAGGGAACTCTTGTATAAGATTCTCAAGTGTTTCTTCATCAAAACAATTTTCTACTTCTATAATAGGAAACGGGTAGTCCGTTGAATTTCCTTCACTAAAATTTATCATATCTTTCTTTCTATTTTATGTTTTCGTACTCTAATATCTTGACATTCAGTCCTTTAAGTACTTCCATTTCTTTATTATAATTATGCACCCTACGACCTTCCCTATCAAGTCTTGATGTAGGGTCTTCTAAATCATAGTAATGATATCTTCCTTTTTTATTTGGAATATTTTCAGTATAAAATGTATTACCAAAACTCCAAACCTCATCGTATTTATCACAGGCAATCTTGACTAATTGTAATCCTATACAATTTGAGTCAGTACCAAATACATTCGTTACTTTTGTCATATCAATAT